GTCAACAACACGAACGTAATCATCACCTAGTAGTTTTGCAGCACCAGCCATAACATCAATGAACGATGTAGCTAAAAGTAAGTTAGATACAGCAACAGCGTTACCGTATTCACCTACTGTTATGCTAATCTGAGAACCTGCTAGAGCTTGAGTCTGCATCGGATAACCTTCAACTAATGGACCACCTGGAGTCAGGTTGTTGTATTTGAAGAAAGTAATTGCTTTACCGGGAGTGGCGGATAGGTCCGTCTTAACTGTGGCAAACTGGTCAAATTTGAATGCAGGCATAGCTTGGAACATAATCTCCTTACTATAAATAGTAAGAACTAGTTCTGAAAGCCTTACGTTTAGAGGGGGGTTAGCACCTGTACCCGTAGCTGCAAGAGCAGTAGTTAGATAATTTGTCATTTTAAGTTATTCACCCCCTCTCACAATTTCGTTATTGTTTTAAAGCATCCTCTAAGAGTTTGGTTTTTACTTTATCCCACTCTTTAAGATTCGTTACCTTCTTAATATCGGCTAATGTAGGACTAACATTTAATTTATCGCTATTTGGTTGGGCTAACCCTGAACCAATAGGTGCTTTTCCTACTGCGGCTATCTTAGCCTGAGCCTTTTCTTCAATCGCTTTATACTCTCTATGTGCATTTTCGGCACTTTGTTGCAATTCCTCAATAGTGTCCCCTGTAACCATACCAGTAATAATCTCGTCTTTATAAGCCGCGAGTATTTCTTTCTTGGCTAATTCAACTTGTAGTGAATTAATTCGACCATTGGCTTCTTCCACTACTTTGTTAAATCTCTCGGTTAACATTTCATTCGATTCTTGCAGTTCTTTATACCTTTGAGCAACTTGCTCTTCAGCAGAAAGATTCTTAGTTTCATACTCTTTTAGCTTGGCTTCAGCAGCATCTTTAGCATCTGAGGCTGTTTTAGCATCAGTTTTATACTTCTCCATAGAAGGATAAAGTTTTGCTTTTTCTTCGGTGCGAATACTTTCAGCGATTTCTTCGCGCAATGCTTTTCTAAGAGCCTCTACATCTAGAGCCTTTACATCTACTTTAGGTTCCTCTATCTTATCTTCTTGCTCATCTTCTTTCTTCAACTCAAGTTCCTTGTCTTGTTCGTCAGACATTTCTGTCTCCTTTCTTACGATTTATCTATCGTCGTTAGGATTGTCCGTTTTTGCAATTGGACTTTCCCAATCTCTTTCATTCAGGGTTTTTGCCCAAGCACTAGCGTTCGCTGAACTTGAGACTTCACCTTTACTTCTAAGCTCGGTAATGTGACCAGTAAACGTACTGGCTAAACTGCCTGTTACCTTCGCTCCCTTATCCGGTTGAAAGTTCTTAGTAGCCATTTTCACCACCTTTCGTTTAAATTTACTACTAATAGGTATCGGTAAATAACTAATTTACTTTATAAAGCTAAGCTTTTTTAGCCTTAGCTGTGTCTGCCACTTGTTGACCGTGTACTACATCACTATTGTTCACAGCTTTTCCTGCTTTACCTTTTTGAACTGTAGTCGCTGGAGCTACAGGCGGTTTCCCTGGTAAGTTATTTGGATTCCCAATTTGGGCAACCATCGCTGGGTCCATGTATTTAGTTGCTAATTCCATAGCTCGTTTTTTCTCAGCTTCAACTTCTTTATCAATCTCATCAAGTTTTTCTTGTGGGTTTGTATTCCCTAGTCTTTTCAAAGCACCAGCTTTAGATTCAATACCCATAGTTATTTCCATGTTCATATCGGCTAAGTCTAGTGACCTATCTCTTGGAAGTAATGCACCATGTTCGATGCCCATTGCATATTTAGCTGGAGGTTCAAGATTGGTTTTAATCTCATCTAGATAAAGACCAATATCAATTACCAACTCATTAACAGCCTTTATTCCCTGATTGAAATAGAATCTAACATCATCTGAAAGTTCAATTAATGGCTCAAAGTCAATGGATAAAGCAACAGCAGATGTGTTGCTAATCTTTCTATTTGCTCCTAAAGCATCTTCTGGAATATTAGCTAGTTCATGCATCCATGTTTTTGTGTCTTGAACGAACTCTCTAGCAGTAGGAATATTACCTTCACTTGATAAGTTCTCAACTTTAGCATTAGCTGGAAGACCAGACCAAAGCTTGTTTGCACCTTTTTCTAGTTGTCTAGCTTTAGCGCCGTAGATAATAGTAATCGGTGCAGCATGGTAGTCTAGAATTTCCGAGATATTAGATACCTTTTCGTTGAAGAGTTTTTGTGGTCCTATAAGGTCTTCCACTAAACCTGCTCCGTAATTACTTCCTGCTTGTATTTGATGAACTCCGTGTATAACAAGAATTTTCTTTAGCGGGTTTTCTACTACTCTTTCCTCGACAACAGTATTTTGGTCGTCTAAATCTTGAATAAATATCTTGTCTTTAGTATGAACTTCACGATATAATCGTGCGACATACTCAAAATTACCGTCTGGTTGAAGCTCAATATTCTCGTAAGGAATAAGAATTACACAGAATTCCATTTCCCCTGTCTTGTTATTGTACTGAGGAAATACATATCTTGGGTCTAGAACAGTTAATTTTACTTGTGAACTTTTTGGAAGTTTAGAATCCATTTCTACATCTGGCAACCATTGTGGATAGATATACCAGTCCCCGAAAATGGAACCAAATTCAACAATTTTACTGGTTAAATCAAACCTATCATTAGCATCCCAAACGTCATTAACCCACTTATCTATCTTATCTGCTTCTTGTTCTGGAGAAAAGTCCATTGTCCAACCATTACGAAATGCAAATCGTCTTAGTTTTTTGACAAAGACTTTAGTATAGTTAACTGTAACCTGTTTATATCCTTCAGGGGTAGCCATACTCCAATGTTTACCATCATAAAAATCCCAGCAATTTTGATACTTTGCTAGTCGATGTGTATGTTCAGGCCCGAAGTTATATGCATTAGCAAAGAAAGTGCTAGCAAAAACTTGCGAGTCAAAATTTCCTGGCATTGCGTATGTTATTTTAATCACCCCCTTACCTAAACTAGTTTTCTTCATTAACCTTTATATCGGCTAATTATTGATTTCTCCTAATGTGTGACGAATACAGCTTTCCAAGGTCGTAGCCGTCTCTGTATGTGGAGAAGATATCGTTAGCCGAAGTTTCCATTTCTGGCATCGTATCAAAGTACGTTCCAAAAGTAGCTAACATTAGTGAATCAGGATAATCATCATGCCCTTTTTCAGCGTCTACCGGACATGGATTTAAGAACTTACCACTATAATGTTTCTTGATTGTGGTCATTTGTAGCTCAAACTTCTTAAACCTGTTTGTGTTTCTGGTAGTTGTGTGGGCAGGAATCAACATTCGTTTTTGATTAATCTCCTGCATCAAGTATTTATAGCCTATATCTTTAGTTGTTGGGCTGAATACAAAAGGAACAACATTCACCTTCGGCAATAAAACGGTATAATGCTCTCTAATCGGGTCGCCTACTCCTGTGCTATCACAGACAAGAGTATCAATGTTAAAGTTGTCAAGAAAATCAACTACTTTTGGATACTGTACTTCCCACTCATCACCCTCCAGTTCTAGCCAATCTAGAAGCTGTTTAGGCATGTTTCCTTCTTCGTCTGCATCTGCCCAAAATGGTCTAATGACTGTAACTATCGTAGAGTCTTGACTTTTTCCTAAATCTAAACCAGCAATACATAAAGATTCTTTGTATTTCTTAACTATTCTTAGAGACTTATCATAGCTTTTTTCCTCAAGTTGGGCTTTAGTAAACACCATACCTTTTGTGATAGGCCAGATAAGACGATATGCCATCTTGAATTCATCGGAGTCTTCTAGTAAATCTTTCTTCTGCTTAGCTACGAAAGTTTTATACATTGGATTGTATCGTTGTGCAACAAGATAATCTGTCTCAAAATGAGCTTGTTTACCACCTTCTAAATCTTGTTGCTTATTCTTCTCAATCATATCATAGAAGAATCCAATATAAATATCAGGAGTACCTGTTGCTACAACTGTAGCGTTTACAGCAGCCCCCATTGGAAGAATAGATTTCTTCACTTTGAAGGATTCCATGTCCTGACATTCATCTAAGATAATCAAGTGATAGGTCTTAGATTCAATCCTCGCGCGTTTACTTGAAGACATATAACGAACAAAAGACTTGTTCTGTAGCTTGATTAAGTTACCCCTTGCTCCACCTTGCGCGGGTACTGGCATTTTCAATTCCTCGATGAACATTTTCTTAGTCGTTTCTGTCGTAAAAACGGAGTAAATTCTATCGAACATCGTCACCGCTTGCTCTCCAACGGGTCCGAAGCAGCCCGCCCAAAAGCCTTTGATAAATAGCCCAAAATTGTGGGGAAACTTTTCAGCTAATTTTGGAAGCATAACCATACAAGCAGCAGTAACCATAGCTACTACCTGAGTCTTGCCTGAGTTATGTACTTTAGCTCCAGAACATAAGAACCAACCCTTATCTTCTATTGTAGTATCCCACACTGGCATTAGTTTGTCAAGTTTTTTTACAGAGTAAACTTTAGTTTCCATTAACTCTTCCCCATCTTCACCAAGAGTTATCTTTTTAGTTCTCTTACGAGACACATAAAGTGGTGGGAAAAAGTTGTTTGGAAGAAAATCTCCAAAAAGTTCTTTCATGCGGAAGTAGTTATCATTACACTGAAAGATTAAACAATCACCTATCCACACTTCTAGATTACCATGCAGCCCCAACTTGTTAAGATGCTCTTTTGCATAAAGCAAGAAAGTCTTATCTCCCTTTATGATAGTCTTAACTGTCGTGGGTTTCTTATACGATTTGCCTTTTAATCTAAAAATGGGCGCAAAGAAACTGATGGTTTGGGAACGGGTGAAGTAATTGACGTTCTCAGGGAAACCAGAAGCGTTAAACTTCATGGTTCTGAGAAAGGCTTTGAAAGGACCATCAATCTTTATGATGGCTTGATTCCGTGTTGTACGGAGAGGGGTAGCGGGAAAGTATTTAGTAAGTAGTTCGACTACTCTATCTTTCCCGTCGATGATTTTTACTTCATCATCTGTTTTGATATAGGCTGTAAACCAGCCAACAAGTTCAGCTAAATCACTATTAATAGAAATGTATCCCTCTTTTACAGGGATACGTCCATCCCCAAACTTATCCCATCTGTCTAAAACAATAACTTTATCGTATGGTTTCAAACAAAAAGCAGACACATATCCGCTAGGAGTAGCAATAGGATGTTCTTCTGTACAGTTAATCGTATGCCCACCGAAGGTTTTTATCTCCCAAATAGGAGCAGCAGCTTCAGTGAGCCATGCATTCGGATGTTTTTGAATAGGCAAGATGTTGCCATTACGGTCCATAATAAGGGAATTTTCAGCAATACATTGCCGACTAAATAGAGCGGTAAGAGTTGCGCCTTCATTTGTGACAATACTCTGAGTTAATCTACGAGCGAACGAAAGTTGATAAGGATAGTAAGTAACCTCCCCCATAATCTGAGAGAGTTTAACAATACTGTCCACTATCTTTTCTTCGCTACGGTGCGAAAGTTTAACTAGAGTCGTCTCCATTCTTATCCTTAAAATTAGTTTTTGCAAATTCTCCGAAATGCTTAATAGCAGCCTTATCATATGCTTTAGCAGCTTCTACTTCATCTTTATAAGTTCCTAAGTTAATTCTTTTCTTGTTTACATAAATTCTAGAATACCAACCTTTACTGGCAGTATTCCAGTAGATTCCTTTATACGAGGACTTTCCTACTATCCTAGTTCGATTCATAGCGTTCTGGCTATCTGTACAAAATCTTAAATTCTCTCGGCGGTTATCAAGGCCGTTACCGTTTTTATGGTCTACGTTCTGTTCCTTTTCTGCTTCCATAATTATTCTATGCATAGGAACATATTTTCGTTTGTTATTGCTATCTCTAAAGTAGCAATCCACATAAAAACCGCTTGACTTAGACTCACGCAACTTGAACTTATAAGAGCTAATCAAATCAAAATCTTCATCATCGACTACAGCAATTTTACCTTGAGAAAGTTTAAGCTCCATCTTCTTTTCCTAGCTTTAGAAGAGCATCTATGAATGCTTTTTTAGCTTCACTCTTACTAAGACTAATTATATCTTCATCATTTAACCATAGAAATCCACAAATCATACACTTATTTATCGGCATTTTGTCATGAAACTTGGAGCGGGTAACTGTGAAGGTATTAAAATGACTTCTTTTACAACGTGGGCATACTACCATTTAAAGCTCTCTTTCTATTCTAGCCCTAGTATCAGGGTGTAGCTGGATTACGTTTTTATTACTCTCATACCAAGGTCGCCAGTCTTTTCTTCCTACTATTGCCATACCTGCACCTGTCCAATCAGCTATCATTTCCTTTACATATTTCTCAGGCATAGGTAAAAATCTATTAGAGCCATCGTCTTTAGGCAGCATCCAGAATTGCCAGTGGTGTTTGTTTCTTTTTTGGTGTAACAGCCAAGCGTAATCAAATGCAGCATCATCTACAATTTCTGGCCGCTTATTCTTGTTAGCTGCTTGGTTCTTTGCTGAATTGTTTCCGTAGAAATAATTAGCATAGGGTAGCCATTCAGACGGACGATACTTACTTAGGTCATGTATTAGACCAAGCCACGGAATACCTAGCTTGCAGCAGGCAATAAATACAAACCATCTGTGCCGCGTTATATACTTGATGTAACGCAGGTGCTTCACTAAACTCTCCTAATTGACATTTTAGCTTCTTTAAGTAATTCCATTGAAAGTGAGGCATAATCTTGCTCGGCTTCTGTTGTAAGAACACAAAGCGATTTAATCCCCGCGTTGATAATAAGACGAGTACACATTAAGCATGGAAAGCCAGTGATGTACATATCTGCACCATTGATAGCAATGCCATGTTTGGCTGCTAAAGCAATCGCATTCATTTCTGCATGAACCGAGCGACATAACTCATACATAGTTCCGTGAGGAATATTGTTTTCTTGACGGAAACAAGTTTCACAATGCGATATCTTAACAGGCGTACCGTTGTATCCTGTACTAAGAATTTGCTTGTCTTTAACAACGATAGCTCCGTGTTGCTTACGAAGACAAGTTGAACGGCTGGCTACCAGCACAGCTAAGTCTATAAAATATTCATCCCACTCTACTCGGCTCATACTATCTCCTATCTATAGTCAAAATCATCTTGATGCCATGTGTTGTTTATTAAGTTACCACCAAATGTTTCTTCAATCCATTCTTCGTAAGTAATATCCCCTTCAGGCCAATCATCTTTTGCTATCTGTCCAGCTTTTAAAACTTCATAGATAGCTTTTGCATATGGTTCATCTACATTGATTTGAATGTATCTACGTCCTGGTTTCATGGGTTTAAGCATTATAAATCCTCCCTACAGTTGTCGCATACTACTTTATCACAGTCTGGATAACTTGTCCAATATATATTAGCTCTCTTCTTGCATTCAGTACAAGTAGGCCAGTACATATGTGCATTTTTTAGTACGGTTCTAAACCATACTATTCCTTTCTTGTCAATTGCAGTAGCCTCGTTAAGAAGGTCTAATTTCACTAAAACTCCTTATTGAAGAACGGTGGGTCTTTATCAATCATAGAGTACCAATCATCACCCTTCTTCTTTCCGTAAGAAGTGGTAAAGGCATCCTTCATTAACCTTTCAATTTTTTGTTTCATGTACTCAATCCACGAATCAGGCACAGAGTAATCCATTTCAATACAAAGACGTACTTTGTTGTAATAGAAATCCTGTTCTCCCTGCGTAAAATTGATATCCAAACGTCGAATAGCATAAGGATTGATATCAACCTTAGCTAGAACTGTTGCTACTACCATCATTGGATTGAAAAATCTTGCCATTTCATTTGTATACACTTGCTCTACACATAGTCTTGACTGTTGCCTAGTTTCCATTTGCTATCTCCAAGTATCGTTCAGCACATTTCTCAAAAGAATTCTCTCGTATATAATCTAGATGCAAGACAGCTTCCAATAAGACTTGTAAATAAATACTATCTAGTTTTGGGTTGTTGTCAAAGCCACACTTATGAACAAAACGTGGCGCATTTGCAAACCAACCAATATCGTTCACTATTACGGGTCTATGGCTAGAGATAGCTGTTCTTAGTGCGGCTGATTGTCCTTTTAAGGGAACATCGTTGTACCAAAGAACGATTGCATCTGCCTGTTTCATAGCCATGAATAGCTGATTTTCATTGAGCCATCCAGATTTTCTAGAGTCGTGACCTACAAAAGACACACCTAGTTTAATGCAAACTTGCTCTATGAAATTGTAATCATTTCTTCCCATTCCAAAACTGAACACCAACGGTATTGTCTCTATTGTAGGAAAAGGAATGTAATGTTCAGCTTGAATGTCTTCGTTGTGAACAATGCTAGAAACTTTTTCAGGAAAGATATGCTTTGAGTTAACAGTCGAGTCATGGTATGTAATTACGATTGGGCATTTTACATTCTGAAGAAGCCAGTTAAATCCCTCGGATTCATAGAGACTTGACTGGTACTGAATAAAGAGAACGTCAATATCACCGTGGTCTTTAACAAAGAAGTACCATGCCTTAGCAAACTTCTTTATATCAATCTTTGGTTCTTCTCCCCACCAATGCACACCAAAAATAGGAACAACCTCTAATCTCGGACGAGCCTCAAGACTTGTCTCAGGTTGATTTGTAAACAAGATAATGTTGTTTACTTCTTTTGTGGCAAGAAACTCATCTACTAAATTTCTGGAATACTCAGCAATCCCACACGCTGAATTCCAAGTTGTCAACATTGCTATATTCATTCGCCTCTATCCTCCACACCAAACTTTTTTATCATTTTTTGAAGACACTCCGGGCACAAATCAAAGTAATAGTATGGCTTGTACACTAGACTCTTTCCATTTATCTCAACAACATTAAGGTCAATATACTCGATTATCTTATCACATGAATCACACATGGTAACTGAGGTTGTACTCATTCTTGTGCTTCCTTCCAATTCTTATAATGACTATACTCATCAAAATCTTCTGTTAAATCATCAATACTGATAAAGTGGTCATATGGAATATGGATTTTTAATCTATCGACCTCAGTAACACCAAGACACATTCTTCTGTAGAGTTCCCAACCACCCCCATAATCAGGCAAATGAAATTTAACCCAGCTAATACATTCTTCTAGGTAATCAAAGTCTTCTATCTTCTTACAGAAGATTTCATGCCCACAACCACTATAATAAGAAACATTCATCCTACCAAAGAATAAAAACCTATCTTTTACAGGTATATTTCTTATTTTAGATATTGCATCAGCAGAATAGTATACATCACCATAGAGAAATAGTGTTCCATACTTGGTATCCCATATAGGTTTACAGGCTTGTAACTTATCTAAACAATGTGTATTGTTTTCTGGCTCATATCTTATAGCTCCGCCCACTTCCATTCGTGGGTCATGAGAAGTAATCCAAACATCACGCATACCAAAACCATAGAGCAAACTTACAGTTCTTGCTAGAAGAGTCTGTCTTTCAACTGTTATCAGTTGTTTAGGCGTTCTTTCATACTCTGTTCCTACAACAGAAGACAACCATCTTTCACCTAATCCATCTGCCATTATTATAGCTCTCATTTCCATGCCCTCATTCTTAGTATCCCTATTGGGGATTCCATACGTTTAGCATCACTATAACCAGCTTCAAATAGCTCATTGCTTAAAGTACTTTCAGTAAAAGCCCACCTGTGTTCCATTTCAGGGGAATCATCAGGCCCATCTTCAAAAAGACTCCCACCAAACAATCTTCGTAAAGCCTCAGTAGAGTTTTTCTTTAGAAGCTGGATTATATCGTCTAAGTCAGGAACTATTATATCAACAATTCCTCCAACATTCAATGCTTCATGCCAATCGTAAAGGGCGATAGAAATTTCCCAAGGGCGTAAATGCTCTAGCACCATAGTACACTCTAATTCGTCAAATTTTCCTAATGATGAAACGTTGGTTGCACTACAAAGATAGTCTGCTCCTTGCCTAATATCACAGGTTTCCCAACCATCATGTCTGCGTGAAGGTCTTCCTATGTCTAGCTTTCTACCAGCCATAGTATATGTAATCTCCATGATTTGCTACATGGTCAAAGTTCTCATTCATTTTCTCTAGCACCCAATCTAATTTTTCATGGGGAAATTCAATCAACCAGTAATGCCATTCAAACACTAGCTTGCTAATCTTACGGAAATCTACCTCTGTTAGAATATCGTATTCATAACCTTCAGTATCTATTTTTAAACAATAGCTTGATTGATTATTCATGTTCTTAGCGGGCATTGTTTGTACACTAATCACTTCTCCGAGTATGTCACCCCTGAAAGAGCTACAGTTTCCATAATTCTGTCTGTCAATGTAGAGTGGGATACTAGCACCGTCTTTGGATACACCCATTTGAAAGCACTCAATGTTGCTTTCAAAGTTATTGAGTGCAACATTATCATCTAGAAAAGCAAAGTTATCAGGCATAGGTTCAAAAGCAAATACTTGTGCGCCTTTATTTGCGGCGTAGCAAGAGAATGAACCTATGTGAGCGCCGATATCAAACCATAGCTCATCATCTTCTACGTCAAAGTGTAGGGTGTTAAGCCCACCACAAGCCTCTCTAATAATATTCCAGTCGGTAGTCTCTGGACGGTAGAAAAACTCTAACCCATTGTACTTAACGATTGGTTCATCTTCAATTGTTATCAAGGTATTCCTCCAAAAATTTAGTAGCTATCTCATTTTTAATATGACATTTGTCTTCTTTGAAGTTTTCTTCAGGCCACAATGATTCTTGCTTCCATATGTCAATAAAAGGTATCTCTAATTCTAAACATCTGTTCTCTAAACAGAAGTTAAACACATCAGTTATTTGTTGTCTATGCTCTCTTGATGCATAGTAGTCATATTCAAAAAAGTTATCTTGGTATCCTTGTGGAGGAACTGCCATTACACCTAGATTCCAACCATCAAAAACGTTTACTGCCTCAAGATAATTCTCAACTGTATACTGTATCAAGCTAAACTGTGTACGACCTGTAATTTTATGTTGCCTATAAATATGCAAACGACAATCAATTTCTCCCAAACAAAACCAATAATCGTCACTAAATCCACTGAAAAAGTGTTTAACAGTTTCATATTTATTGGATAGATTATGTGCTGTAGCTGCTCCTATCCAATGCGTAATTACATTATCCGCATCAATAAAAGTAAGGGCATGACTGTCTCCTATTATGTGTATTTTATGCAAAGTCTATCCACTCACTAGCTGTTCCCCATTTTTGGACATACAATCCTCGATTATGAATTTGTTCAGCAGTAGTATCTCTTCTCTCTCGGGTTGCCATTCCTTTGTGCCACACTAGAGACTTAGGAGTAATGGCTACTTTTAAACCCTCTCTACGGATACGATTATTCATATCCCAATCTTCATAGCCACCAATACCTATAAACTTTTCATCAAACAGCCCTATTTGTAGGAGAATTCCGCGTTTAATTAGATATGCCTGCTCGTGTCCTTCAAAAATTTCAGTGACATTAGGGCTTCCCTCGCGGGTATTATATGCACAAATCTTTCCAATCTCAGAATGTGTTTGAAGAGTAGCTACCAACTCTGATAACCAACCTGGAGCATAAAGCATATCAGGATGAATCCACCCAATTAAGTCACACTCTTGTCTAGACATTAAATGCTTAAAACCATAGTTTTGAGTTGAGGATAATGAATAAAGCTTATCCCAACGTAAGGTAATACACTCTTTTAAATTGTTATTCTTGCATAATGCAGACCAATTCTCTACTAAGGCTGCTGATGTATCTGTAGAATCCATATCAATATGAAGAATAACAGTAGGATAGTCTAGCGTTTCTTCAAGAGAAGAAAGCATAGGCTTCAAATTCCACTCATCATTGTGAGTAAGTAAAAGAAGTCCAACATATCTATCTGTCATACTATACCTCGGTATCGCTCGTATTTGAAAAGGGATAACATCTTTGAACAAATCTGCCAACACACCCTGTACTACTTTAGGGTGTTCTCCGGTAAAATTTTGACAGACAGAAATTCGGTCACTTAATATTGTAGCAGGATTTGTACCAGAGTACCATGTAGGTCTACCGTCAATCTCTACATACAGTTGCCAACGTTTGAATACTTCTTCTTGTCCTCGGCAATATCCATAATGGTAGAACAGAATATCGTGTCTCTTTAGAGTTCTTCCTACAGTTATTGGTATCTCATGAACACCATTTATCCACGAAAAGTTGTCTTTCCTAAACAGAATACGTTTTGGTTCTATATATTGATACAACCAAGGGTACACCATGAAATGATAAAATGCAATCTCTACGGTGCTATATCTTATGTCTTCAGTAGCTTTTTTTAAAATAGCTATCGTAGACTCATGCAAGACTTCATCAGCATCAAGACGAAGAACCCACTCACTCTTAGTGTTAACTCTAGCCAACTCTCTAGCAGCAGCAAAAGAAAAGTCTTTATCTTCTCCCCTTGGCATTTCTATTACCCTACCAAACATTCTCATAATGCCAATATTTGGGTTATTACCTGGAGAAGTGTCTACAAAAACTATCTCATCACATAAGTCTAGCACCGAAGCTAAGGCTGCTGCTAAGAAAGGTTCTTCGTATGGACCCACTATCATGTTTAATGCGATAGTCATTTGTCTCCTTTATAAAAAATGCCAATCACAAGCATACTCAGTACGCTCATGACGGTCTTCCCATTTTTCAGGTTTTGGAGTGTCTTGTCTTTCACGCCAAATATCGTGACGGCCACAAAGAACACACTCGTCTTCGTAAATCATATACCAATATTTTGGTTTCTTTTCTTCTTTAGAGTCCATTTTTAATCATCCTTACTAAGTTAAGAGCACACTCTTCCCAAGTATCCTGGTCAGTATTGTACGTCATATCGGCTATGGCATTATAATAGTAATGGTCTTTTACAAAACTTCTCATTTCAGCAACTAAATCAGCTTCACATATATTCGCCATATACATTTTATCATGGTCGCCGTATGAAAAACCACAAGGAAACATTGGGGAAAGATTCTTTATAGGTATCTTTATTGCTCCAGGAATTTCAGCAAGTGCCGACCAATCAGTTACCATTGTTGGCATACCATTGGCTACAGCATTTCGTGGGGGAAAAGCAAAACCTTCCCCGCGCGATGGATAAACAAACGCATCACAGTAATTATACAACTTGACTAGTTCTGCTTCTGTAAGTGTCTTCTCAATTATCTTGATTCGTGTATCTTTACAAGCCGCAACTTTTACTTCGGTTGACAAAAATCTTTCCCGAGTTTTTATGACTAACTCTACATCTTCCGTTGGAAGTGCTTCTTGAAAGCATTTTACGGTCACGTTTAGATTCTTGCGGGGTTCCATCTTGCCCATTGTAAGAAAGCGAAACGTCTTATCAGATGCATACCTGTGCTTCTTTTGGTACAATTCAGAGTCTATTCCAAGATTTAGAACTTCTAGCTTGGTTGTTACTCCACTGTTCTTAAACATATCTCTTACAAAGATACTTGGGCAAATTACAGGAATCTTCATACGATTAAGTTTCTTTGTCCATTCAGCAGGGCATTTATGCGCCTCATACATCGTAAGAATTGCTGCTTTCTCATGTAACTCACCAAAGTTATGAACTGGATACATGATAATCAACTCAAAATCAGGTTCAAACGGAACCATTAATTCGTGTATTCGTGGACTAAGCTGCTCTTTAGAATACCAAATACTCACAGGATTAACCCAAACATCATGACCTAATTCATCTAAGGCTAGAGCGAGGCTATGAGTAATATACCCATAGCCATCGCGCACATCTAGTGCTCCTGTGATTTTTATTTTCATTCTTCTTTATCTTCTAGTGCGTAAAAAGGTGCTGCACCTTGAGTAAAGCCACACTGCTTGCACATTTGTCCTTTTGTTGTAGCAATCCACGATTTACAGCCACACTCAGGACAAACTGTAATAATTTCTTTTTTATTCCTCTTCACCATAATTTGCCTCCAAATAATCTTGAAATTTTCCAACATCATACGGCATATAGAAGACAGGAATTCCTAACTCATCTGCTAATGCAATCTCTCCCCTTGTCCCTGAACTTTTTTCCCAACCCGGAACAATCAAAAGAAAGTCACAACGCTTAATCATTTCTAAATCACCAATAAGCCACACACTATCATCAAGTCCTAAGATACCACCATAATGTGCTGTATTCTTATGAGGACAAATCATAGCACAATTCTGTGCCCAACCATAGGCTGCCCACTCTTCGGCAAGCCTAATGTTCATTATTAATTCCCACTCAGTTTTAGCCCGATATGGCCCCGCCGTGTAGCCTAGTAGCATAACTATATCTCCTTAAAATTTAAATTAGCAAACTCTCCATATGTTTCAATAGCAGCCTTATCATAAGCTTTTGCAGCAGCTTCCTCAGAAAGAAAACTTCCTAGATAAGTATACTTATAATCCAGCATAATTCTAGAAACCCACCTATCTGTAGCTTTTTTATAGGATACACCTTTATATAGCGAACTTCCCCAACCCTGTTTTCTGTTCATAGCATTTTGACTATTGGTGCAGAACCTTAGATTTTCTTTCTGGTTGTCTAAGCCATTACCATTTACATGGTCTACAAGTTGGGTGGGTTGTGTAGCGCCTATTATCAATCGGTGCATAGAAAGATAATGCTTCTTACCTTTTCTACCTGTTCCTTTTATATATGGAAATGTTTGAGCATAATAAGTATTTCTATGAGCATGAGTATGCCATTTATAGTCTTTAACTAAGTCATAATCTTCATCATCTATGAAGGCAACCATATTTTGTGTAAGTTGGATTTCTATCATTTATTTCCTCTTTCTTCCAATATTTCGCCAACTAGTAATCTCTGCTTCAGGTTGATAAGCTAGTCCCCAAATTTCAAAAGTCATTATGATACGCCATTTAAAGTGCTGATACAACCTGTTGTTAAACGCATAACGTTTTATGAAAACAAGAATCCACCATAAATGCCAGCCCACATCTTTACGAACCATCATCATGCCTCGGCCAAAATCTACTTCATCCATTATCTTTACAGGCCAAGGAAGTTGTTTTAACACAGTGTCTTTTGCTTTATAATAAAGGTCATACGAAATATACGCAGTAGCATACTTAGAACCTTTCCATTCAAAAGTATAAGAATCCCATCTAACACCATTCAGATAATGAGGCGTTTGAGTAGCTACTATATACGCATCTTCCATTAGAGTCTAATTGATTCTTTTTGTCTTAGGCTAGAGTAGCTATGGTCCCTCGCCCAATTTTCATCTTTCTCTTTACGCCAAACAGGACATTGAAGGTAATGCTCTTCTTCACAATTAGACGGCACAATGATGAAGTTTTCATAATTACTTTGACCTGATACATACTCGTCATATACAATTGAGCAAAGAACTACCCACTTGCCAGTAGTCTCTTGCATTCTCACTTCTTTACATGCTGGGCATATTACATAAGGTTTTTTCATGTCTTTATCACATATTCCCATCGTTTAAATGTGCCTAAAGGTTTGGATTCTGTCTCAGAGTAAACAGATAACTCATCATTCCTATCGTTAACAACCCAATAAGAACCCCTAACAAACTCAACTTTTGCACCTGTTTCTACATTAATTCTTACTGTAACCATCTTAGCCTCCGCACTTCTCATCATAACAATTTGTACAAACTAAACAACCACCTTCACGAACAACAGAGTATTTCCCGCAATGGCGACAAGGCTCTGTTTCAAACAATCGAGCAGCCTCAAAGAAAGTATCATCTTCATCATAGCAATTATCAAGCATAGACTCAATATCTATCTCTGCCATCTTTAATGCATCTTCAAAAGTAAACCCAATGAGATATGAAATCAACATGGGGATACTCTGGAAAGAACGCTGGTCATACCAGAACACGCAATCACTGTACACCTTGTTTCCTTGCTTGACAATTCTATCAAGAGGAACATTATATTTCAAGCAAACACTCACAAGTCTACCAATGTAATCGGCATATGATTGCTCTTGTGGAGTAGCCATATGTCCTAGTCGGATAAATATTTCTACTGGTTCTTGATGATACTCACTATAGTTCACTGTGATATAAGCTTTACCCTTAGTAGTATCCACTTTATGAGTTGGACCTACTGCTACAGAACCACGCCTACGATTGCCATTGATAATATTTGCGGCTATTTTTTCCTTAAATTTAGCGGCAGCTATTCCAGCATTACCCATTGTGTCATAAGCACCAGGAAGATAACTGTCACAAGAGTTCTTAATAATCTCTTTCTCTTCCTCAGTAGTTAGCATTGGAATCTCTTGAGGAATATTCGACGCATTTTTATGCTGAGAATCAAATCTTCCAGTGATAGGAATATTGGTGGTTGCTATGTTATTGAGCGGCTGGTTGTCTTTACTGCCATCACGATATATAGTAATTCCTTTAAGTCCATTCTTCCAAGCATACATATAAATGTCTGCAACCTCATATGCTGATGCTGAGCTAGAAAGATTTATGGTCTTACTAACAGAGTTGTCTATGTACTTCTGAAACGCTGCTTGTGTTTTAAGGTGCCATTCCCAAGGAATCTCATTAGCAGTTTTCATGTAGTTGGGTCTAACCTGTCTATCTTCCATGACTTCATCCCAAGCCCAATGCGTTTCATCATACTCATGCCCATCTAGGTTATGATGAATCTCATAGGCAAACACAGGTTCAATCCCACTACTAACTCCCGCGATTCTAGAGAGAGTACCTGTAGGAGCTACACAAAGAAGAGTAGCATTTCTTCTTGGGGGCAAATAACCATTATGAATATACAGTGGATACTGCCCTTTTTCATGTGCTAATATTTCACTTGCACTTGTAGCATTTTCAAGAATAAAACACATAAGTTTTTCTGCTAAATCTATAGCTTCTTGGCTATCATAAGGAATCTTCATCTTAATAAGACAATCGGCCCACCCCATAATACCGAGGCCAATCTTTCTAGCATCCTTAGTAGCCAATTCAATTTCAGGAAGTGGGAAAGGATTAACCTCAATAATATCATCAAGAAAACGAACCATAGTAGGAATATCTTCTGCTAAAGCATCCCAATCAAATTCATATAATTCTTTTGAGCCATCAATTCTTCCATATCCAGTATCTTTAAGATAAGACATAAGATTAATACTACCAAGATTACAGCTTTCATATGGTCGAAGAGGGATTTCTCCACACGGATTAGTAGATTCAATCTCTTCATCTAATGGGTGTACTGCATTTATAGTGTCAAGAAAGATTAGTCCAGGGTCGCCAGTTTTCCACGCTTGCTCAACTATCTTTTCCCACAATTCTATGGCTGAGATTTTTTTAATGTTATCAACATCATGAAAATTAGGAGAGTACAAAAACCAATCCTTATCTTCTTCAACTGCTGCCATAAACTCATCTGTAATACCAACAGAAATATTAAAATTACTGAAAGACTTACCATCAGCTTTCATTTCAATAAACTTTTCAATGTCAGGGTGCCACACTGGTAATACGGCCATCATAGCACCGCGTCTAGAACCGCCCTGTTTAACAGTGTCACACATTGCATCGAACGATTTCATGAAAGAAATAGGACCACCGGACTTCTGTCCGGTAGATTTAACTACTGCGCCTTCTTCTCTCAGGTGTCCAAAATTATAACCTATCCCCCCGCCTGATTTCATAATCATCGCAGATTGTTTTACAGCTTCAAAGATTCCATCCATAGAATCCGGTACAGGAAGTACGAAACAACCACTAAGAGTGCCTTTACCTTTGCCAGCATTAATTAGAGTAGGAGTATTGGGAAGAAACTTATTCTCTGCCATTAGAGCATAGAATTTAGACTCCCAAATATTATTTTCTATCTCTTCTGCGCCTGCTACAGTGGCGGCTACCCTGTCGTACATTTCATACGGGTCATTTTCTAAAAGCTTTCCATTTTCATCACGACGATAGTACCTATCCTCTAGTAGTTTCTGTATCGCTTCGTTTTTATGCCCCATATTTCGCCTGCAATTCTTTGAGTAGTTTTTTATCCGCCGCTTCTTCTTTTCTTTTTCTAGTCTCCGCTGCTTTTTTAGCAGTTTCAGATTTCTTGAGTCTTTTTGCTTCTTCTGCCTGTGCTTTTGCTTCAATAGCAGGCATTAACTCTGCTAATCTTTTAAGTACTGGAACATCATCTTTTACAATTAACTGATATTTTGTGTAGTAATCATTAGGAGGAAGATACTGAAGATTAGTACGTAGCAGAGTAACCTCTTCATTACTAATCTCTTCCCAATCAGTTATAGAATCCTTAAACTCTCTCCAATTATGTTTATTGTTACCATAAGAGTATATGTTTTCTACTAATATGACTTTAACTTGTGGCATTACATATCCTTTTTGTACAGATGTTCCGCAATGAAATTAGCGTCCACCCAACTATGAAATCCTGCTTTGATTACTTCTTCTGCGAATCCGAAGTCTTCGCCGCCTTGGTGCCATTTGTAAGTGCAGGTATTAAATACCTCGTTTGCCATGAGTGATACAGCAAATACAGTAGAGACTTCATACAGTCCTGCCTTTGGGTAGAATTTTTCATATGGTTTATACCTCTTGAACCCACCCGTATCTCTTACTGTAGCACAGTTAGGAATTCCATCGGGGGGAACTAAATCTAGCCACGGCCCAACAATATCTTTCTTGTCTTTAATAAGACCTTTAAGAGTACCTTCAGGAATCAAGATATCTGAATCATAGCTGAAGTAATAGTCAGGCTGTAACTCACGAAGTTTCGCAAAGATTCTATTACGAAGAATAACTAGTGGATAGAATCGTGCCGAATCTCTACTACCAAATGCAGGAAGGTCATTGCAATCTAAGATAGATATAGAAGAGAATTTCTGTCCATACTTCTCTAAGATAGCTTCTGTACCGTCTGTACCTTTTGTATAAGCAAAGATAAGGTCTATATTTTTCGGATTCATCTTCTGGTCGAAAATACATTGAAACCACCTTGGTAGTGACCATTCTCGCTCATAAATCGGACAGCCTATTGCAATGTTCAAACTTGTTCCTCTGCTAGTTTAAGTTCATCTTCTTTGCACCATCTTACCGGAGCATGGGGGGATTTGATAAACTTAACTTGATATGGGGCCGGAGTTTTCTCTGCTACAGACTTAATAACTCCTAACTTCCCCTCAAATTCCTGAGTGTAAAAGTTGCTTGTCTTAACTAAAATAACTTTATCATTGACTTTCAAAAGTACTCATCCTCCTTGTAATGTTCTTTACAGTCTAATTCATAAATCTTTTGAGATAGCTTACCACAAAGATGTTTCGCTAAGGGTAGCCTAGCACGAACATTTACCTCACTATTTCTCCAATAAAGAAGTTGTCTTAATACTGAATCTAAATTATCTATTACATCAAGGAGTTTTTCATCTTCTAATGGGTTCATTAGTTTGCTCCTTATAACCATCTTTATATTGCTCATTCCAAAAATATTCATACTCATCTTCTGGCACTTCTTCACCGTTGATGTAGTAATGGATAGTTCCAGGTTCAAACCCCGTTACTGTTAGCTCAACCATGTTACTACCATCAACAGTTATGTCCTGATATACAGGAACTACTTCGCACTCTTTTCTAAAGTACATTATTAGTCCTCATCACCATAGTCATACATATCTGCTTCTTTCTCACCAAAGAAAACACTAACTGAATAAGCAGACATAGGTATCACTTGAATAATTTGTGTGTGCTGTACTTGCAAGAATCTTGCTGCTGTACCAAGAACTTTTTGCTCCTTCTTTTCTAGGAGAGAGTTTAATTCTTCAGCTTTAAACACACCGTAACAAGCAGGCTTGGTACCAGGAAGTCTTACAAACTCATTGCCATCTAAAAATGGTAGCCTCATTATTCGTCCTTACCTATATCTCCGAACAATCTATCAAGTACGCCCTGAGCGGATTTTCCTTTCGCTCTAATAACTAAGAAATCATCATCACTAAGAATCTTTTTCAATTTCTCTACTAGAGAAACAAATATCAGCAACTCATTAGTTACTGACGGGTCTGGAAAACCTGATTCCATTTCTTCTATCTTCACAAAACGAAGAACACGCTGCGCTTGGATAGCTAGCATCGTTTGTACAAGAGATATTATACCTTCTCCTGTCGAAACGTCAACTGTTTCTATCTCTTTCAGCGCACAGACGTTACTAGAAAAGTCGCAATATGGGCATTCTTTTCTTAGGTAGCATGTTGTACAACGAAGAAAACTAATAGGCATCTTCCCAGGTCGCCATAATTCGACTTCTTCAGACGTATCTTCAGGGTCTAGTATCTGTAGGTCTGCTGGGTCAACCTTAATAACATCTTCCATATCTATAACCCCTGGTGGACTCGGTGTAATAAAGTCAGATTTTTTCATCCATAACCTCCTGATATTTCATCCAATTTATTCCATTAACTTTGGCTATCTCTTTCCAATCTCTCTTCTTTATCTTCATCAAATCTATTTTGTACCCTTCTAAAATCAAACGTCGAGCAGAGGATATGGTATATGCCATTGAATTTTCAAAGTAAGTTCGCATCTTACCATTTCTAAAATCTGAAGCTATCCCGGCTCTACCTTTCATCCACAACCCATTATTTGTAGACTCAAAGAAAGGTAAATCAAAGCCAAAGCCGTGTATACTATCTCCTGCTTCACTCGCGCGCTTAAACTTCTGTCTAGCAAACGGCCTCATAGATTCTTCGTAAGAAATGTAGTACTCCCGTCCATGATTGAAGGGGAGTACTTTTACTGCACAATCCATAGGTTTTGCAGCCAATGCAAATGAGATATACTCTGCATTATCATCTAAAAATCTTTCGTAGTCTTCAAGGGCATAGCCCCATAATTGGCCTGGATGAACCATTAGCTCTTCTAAAAAGTCACACTCAGAGATATCAAATTTCGGCATTCGTCTCCACAAGTACTCATAGTTTAAGCACCCATACTTAGCTCCAGCCTTTTCAAGAATCTCCCTGTATGCTCGATACTCCATCCCGTCCAAGAAAATCTTCATAAATCCCATCCCAAATAGCGTTTGCTATAATATACGGCTGCTCAGTGTACAGAGAATACCCATCTATTACTACAGCATACAGCAGCACATCGTCACCAAAGATGAATAGCGTGTCCTCATTACCAATATCAAGAGCATATGCAAACGCAAAATGCTTCTTGAGAATGTCAATTATTTCGTTAAGTTTGGTCATTGAAGTCCAACTTATTATCCACAATCAAGGTTACAAGCCCTACAGCAAGTCTTTGAGCATCATCATCACCAAGGCCAATTCTTAAATTATCGTCAATGATATGAATCAATTCATGCATGAAAACTTGCTTTTCTCTAGTCATAGAGAATGCATCACTAGACCTTGCTTTCAGAAGTATTTCATCAGTAAGTAAATCTAAAAATCCCCAACACTCAGACCTATCAGCAGTATGTGAGTCTCTTACAACTGAATACTCCCTACCAAAAACAACTAACTTCTCGGGTATATTCAAACTACCTCCTTATTTTGGTATTACTAGTTTAGATGGTTTCAACATTTGCTGAATCATCTGCTGCATTACAGGTACTAGTCTACCAAGAAGTTTCTGATTTGTCAAGGCAGTTTTAACATCTGTAGCAACTGTTTCACAAGCTGCTATTACATCATAAGGAGTTGGGTCACGCATAAAAGCGATATCAACACCTTCAACTGTCATATAAACTCCCTCACCATTAGCCTTAACAATCACAAGGAATGCTGTATCCGGTAAAGTTCTTACTCGTTTATCTAGTTCAGGAAGGTCGTTATAGCAGTTCTGACAGATGTGTGTAAATGCCCCATCAACTTTAGAGATATACCCTAAGTCTGCTTCAGCAGCATTAATCTTTGTACACTCTGCTTGGCATCTTTCACACTTAAAATCTAAATCTTTGAGAAGGTCTTCTTGAGTCAACTTTGACATTCTTTATTCTCCTTTATCGACATATCTTTACTGAGAGGGTTCCATCTTCATTACGGGCTTCCACACTTTTTAGCATTAATTCTTGTCCTAGTATTCGGTGCTTAATGGCTGAGTCAACGCTTGAATAAACTAGACACGCAAAATCATACAAGTCATTATCGCTGTTTATGCCCTTAGCTGCATCAAGCACAACTTTACTAAAGTATCTATCTTTAAAAAATCGTCCAATATTGTTACCATCATAGGTCACAACTACACTAGAGCAATTAACAAAGCCTGGTTCTAAATTCAGAATTAACTCATTCATTGTTACTTGTCTACAATAACTTTGAATAGAATAGCTGTTACTTCTGATTTACCTTCTTCTTGCCCTTCGCGCTTCTCAGTAGAAAGGTCAAGAGTTGTAAAGCATGGTTTAACAGAAAGAGAAACACCACTGGAACCAAGTAACCTGTTAGCAATGGCAATAGACTTAATAGCCTGGTTAATCGGTCCTGCTCCAATGGCGATAATTTCACAGTCAGCACCCTTCTGAGTAATTTTTACAACTGCCCCAGCTAGTTTACTTGGGTTGGTTGTTTTAGATACTTTAAGAGTCTCTAGAAGTGGTTCATTCTTTGTCATTTTCTGTCTCCTTTGATTCAATTTTATATCGTTCGTCATTTACTACGTTAATGAAATCGTCAAGCGATATCACAACTAATTCACCGCGCATTCCCTTTTCTTTTATTACTAGTATTGGCACCTTCTTTCCTCGTCCGTAGATTTTGTCATTGTCTTTAATCAACTTCTTATACCACGTTACAGTCGCTAAAGAAGAGCGCCATTTACAATCTACCGCCCATTGGTCACATTCAACATCTAGCATAGAGACGCCAAAATCCTCGCCTCTAACTAAGCGTACCCCGCCTAGTTTTTGAGCAACGAGTTTCTCTAGTGCTTTCCATTGTTGTGACACTTTACTCATTATTGAAGTTTCTTTTCCTCCGACTGCACAGTGATGGCCCTAGAATAAAGCATACAGATTTTATCGTAGTCTTTTCTAAAAGCTGAATACCTCTGTAGGTAATAATCGGCAAGAGCAATCGCTTGCTGTACCTCTATTACTTTCGGATGCAAAGCAACTTCACGGTCCCGGCCTGCTACAGTAGTAGCTAGGCTTCCTTGAAAGGCTTCTGATTCAGCAATATCGAGGTCTTTTTCTAATGCAGCTTTCTTAGAAATGTATCTGGCTTCATCAATAGAAGCTGAAGAAAAAAGCGCAGTATATACAGCCAATTTATCCAACAGTACGGTCTGAGGAAGTTCTGAGATTCGTAAATCAAGAGCCTTATCTTCATCTGAAATACCAGTAATTGCTTCCGCAGATGGATAGATATACCCTTGCTGAGTCACTCGTTCTTCTACTACGGCTTCCAAATCATCCCAATTTCTAGGTACTTTAACCATTCTATACTCCTAACTGTTCCATGAGCAAACTTTTTTATACGGACATTTAGTACAACTGCTCTTAAATGTCGGGGAAACACCAACAAGAATTTCTGGCGTATCCTCTAAATAAGCTTTCCAAATCAATTGCATTTCATCTAGCAAAAATTGAATAGAAGCTGTGTTACGCTTAATCATATACGAACTTTTCTGAGAAGTGTTCTTAGCCACATACTCAATAACCCCATTATTAACAGGGCCTATTACCTTTGCACCATCGTACACAGGACCAACGAGTTTTTCTACCGAAAGCTTACCAGTCTCATCTATCACATACTCTTCTTCAAGAACAGCTTGCTTTGCAATCTCTGCCCAACCATACATATACAATTGCGCTTGGATTAGATGGTCGTCCATTGGTTTTGTACCAAGTTTTTCATAACCATATTTAGCTCCTGGTCTATCAACATTCTTGATGGACTTCAACTCAAGCAAGAATCTATTTCCACCAGTAAATATAATTCCATCAGCGTGTCCTCGCATAAGACTAGTCTGAATAGGCACTTCTTTGAAGCGTAAATAATTCCAGGACTTGAATACCTGTGTGCATTGTGGGCATTGTCCTCTAGGAGAAAGTGCCCAAAATTCGGCTCCACAAGACATACATTTCCATACACCCTCAAGTATTCCCATGTAATACAGAGTCTCTTGAACCTGATTATGAATACCTTTACCAACGAGCATAGCTGTCAGCGTTTCATCTGAAAATTTATTAGGTGCGGATACTTCTCCACGCAAAAAATGCCACCACCAAAGCTGACATTCTACCCCTTTTGAGATAAGGGATGGATGAAAGAATGAAGAGTGTCTATCATTAGACTCTACTTGCTGACTAGCAAGGAATTTGTCAATAAGCTCATTAAGATTTAGTTCTTCCTTAACATACTTTTTGTTCTTCTTCACTAGGTCTTTGAGATTATTTGCTGTCATTGTCCTCCCTTGCCAAGTATTTATCAAATTCTAGAAAATCAGCATATCGTATCACAGCCAGCTTTAACTCTGGCTTGTTGGGAAACTCAACAATCATAACAGGTAGTTTATCGTCTTTGAAAGCATTTTTCAAGACCTCTTCAAAATAATTCTTCTTGATAGAGAAACTCTTAGCTTCTGTATACTTATGTTCAACAAGCCAATAGTCTCCCCTAACATCGTGCTTCCAATAAGGTAACGCACCAGAAGCAGGCTGAACAAACCCACCAGAGATATCTTTAGCTACCTTAGTTTCATATTTCTTTGAACGCTTGTCAGACATTAGCGAAGATTAGGCATTTCATTGACAACTAAAGACTCTAGTTTTCTATATTCTTCCGAATTATCAGCAATCCAATCCGCTAATGCTGGGGCACCCTGGAATTTCAATTCACCAAATATGTCAGGAAGATATAGCCAAGCACCAGACTTACGAATAACTCCTGTTAATGTGCCGAAAGTAATAATCTCTCCTGCGCGGTACAGTTCCCCAGCTTTCCCTTTAGGGTTATCCTTAGTAGAAAAGCTGAAACTACCTGCTTGTTTTGCTGAGTGAGTCTTATTCTTCTCAACAACAAACTTGCTCTCTTGCATCAGTATAGAACCATCTTTATCCTGCAATAGCTCGCCTCTTCTAACCCTTACTCTAACTAGTGAGCCAAATTTTACTTGGTCCCCGCATGGAGTTATAGGTGGACCAGCATATGCACCAATCTGTTGATATTCTTGATTGATTATCAACAACGTTGTACGGCCTAAATCAACCTCATCACTAAGTATGTTAGTTTTAGGGCTATACTTACGCACAAATTTGTTACCAACTCTAGCTCTAAGACCTATAGTTGAGTCACCCATTTCTCCTTCAAGTTCTGCTTTAGGAGAAGCCGCAGCCAATGAGTCAATAATTAGCAGAGCTACATCACCACTTTGAATCAGCATTGAAGCAATTTGCAAACCATCTTCCATTGTTTCAGGGGAAGAAATCAGCAACTCCGTCGTATTAACTCCGACCTTTTCTGCCCAATCTTCATCAAAGCAACCTTCAAAATCTATCCACGCACATTTAGCGTCGGGATATGCCCTCTGAGTTTCGGCTAAAGTTGTCAAAGAAATATAGGTCTTACCACCAGACCACGGACCATACACTTCATTCATATGCCCCATAGCCCAGCCACCACCAGTAGCAAAATCTAGTGCTAACGAGCCTGTTCTTAGACGTTGAATAACAAGTCCTTTAGCGTCAGCACCTTTTACTATAGCGCCTTCTCCATACTTCTTGTTAATCTCATCCATTACCTGTTTAAGAGCCATTTCCCTCCCATCTACATTATCCATGTGAAAATCTTATACCCAGCTAGGCCAACTAGCATCCATAGTATAGCATAAATTGTCAGAATTGTTATGCCTTCGCAAACTTCATAGAAAGTTCTAACGATTCCTAGCTGGGGGTTTGGTTTTTTTGCTGCTGTCATTTTTTACCTCACAGTCATAGCCACATTTCTTGCACATCATTGAATCTTTATCTACTAAAGACCCACAATCCGGGCACTTAATGTAGGCTGATTCGTAATCTTTGTACTTCACTTTTTAAATACCTCACGCTCTATTTCAAAGTTTCTATCTTGAATCGTGCTGGCTGTGATAGTGTGATAAGGGATGCCAAAGAAATTAAGATAGAACTGCACGTTCAAATCAATCTCTTTTTGATACTCTACGTCTGTACTTCTAACACCATCATTCTCTAGCCCTATTGTGGGAGGAAAGTAGAAGTATTTTTCTGTAGCCTCATTCATACCAGGAAATGCATCTGTGTACAATGTATGGAATGCGTCTAGTATTTCTTGACGAAAGGGTAATGCTTGAGAATAAGCACATTTACACACCCAACTTCTATCTGAAATAAATGGTGAAGCGGTGGCAAGAATCGCTAGCATAACTGACCCTGCAATTACCACTTCATCCCACGGAGCCGCATCTTTATTCAGCTTAATAATGCCTTGCTTATGTAAGTCTCGACGCTCCATTTTCATCTTCCCAAACTCCGGGTGTATCTGATGAAAATACTCCATCTGAGTAGTTTTACCAGTACCATGAGAACCAGTAAACCATATCTTGTTTATGTTTGTCTTCATTTTATCCTTTCGTTTTTAGTTTAAGCCCTCACACGCTAAGGGCCGCGCTGCGAAACCACCACCCGATACTACCAGCGCGAAACCGTCACGGCGTAGGGGCCTTATAGCGCGTCCTAGCCCTATGCGCTCGGCAGGTTCCCGGCCTACTTTCCCTCGCTCCAAATATTGCATATAATAGGGTTCACAACTAATGGAACCTTCAAATCTTCTGCAAATGGGTGTTCCATATGTCTTTTAGTAATCTCTACTACCTCTTCAGCATACGGTTCTAGTACTTCAATCACTAACTCATCATGAATCTGGCTAAGAATATTCGCATCTAGCCTTTTTTCTTGTAGTTCCTGATTGATATTCACCATAGCTACCTTCAAGATATCTGAAGCAGACCCTTGGATAATTGAATTAACCGTCTGTCGTTTAGCCCGTTGAAATATACTTTGTTGCGGAGAATAAATCTCTGGAATCCTTCTGCGCCTTCCAATGATAGTCTTAACAAAACCTTTATCAGCCATTGTTTGAGCGCATTCATCCATATAAACACCGATACCTGGAAAGGTTTCAAAGTACCTATTGTAGAATCGAACAGCTTCTTTTTTGTCTATCTTTAAACGCTCAGCAATAGCTGGTACAGACATTCCGTAGATAACCCCAAAGTTAGTTGTCTTTGCAAAAACTCTTTCAACGCTACTTATGTCTTCTTTTTCAAAGATAAGTTTAGCTGTGGCTAAATGGATATCTTCTCCAGAAAGAATAGCTGCCATTAAGCTTGGGTCCATACAAAAGTGTGCAAGGATACGGATTTCTAGCTGTGATTCATCAGCCACAATCAGCTTGTATCCTGGCGGTGCAAATAGAGCATCCCTTAGCCACCAACCAGATTTTTCATCATCTGGATTAGTTAGATAATGAGAACGCTCTCTCGGAATGTTCTGCATATTAGGCTTGTCACTTGACAACCTACCGGATACAGTTCCAACATGGTTGAAAGCTGGATAGATTTTACCACCAACAATCCATTTCTGGTAGCCTGTAGCATATGTTTCAAGAAGCTTTGCTACTCCGCGATACTCTTTGACCATAAGGGCCGCAGGAGTATCAAGAAACTCTAATGCTTTTACATCTGTACTTGGTGCTTTCTTTGCTAGGTTGTCCCCATGATTCCACTTCTTAACAGGAGCAAACTCACCGGGGAGTTTTGTTAGCTTAATTGGCTGTCCTTTTTTTCGTGTGATTTTGATTCCATAAATCTTCTCACATAGCTGTTGCGGAGAGCCAATATTAAACTCGCCTAACTCATTATAGATTTTAGCTTCTAGTTCAAGAACCTTATCAGTAAGAACATGCTCACCTAGTTTAAGATTCTCAATATCAATGTTCATTCCATGTAAGCACATATCAATAAGCACATCAACAAAATCCATTTCAAGTGTAGAGGCAAGTCCGTATAATCTTGAAGGTAATTTATCCTTCAGGTAATGATAGAGATTCCAGGCAAACTCTGCGTCTCGCTCAGCATATGCCACAAAATCGTCGTCTGTTAATCCCTTGGCCGTAGAATAGTCAATTAGATTGAGGCCAAAAACATCTTTGGCTAATGCTACCTTGCTTTTCTTACTGTTCTCATTTAGATACCAGTACCCCACCATTGTACAAAACTTGTTTTTAGGGCGGGAATGAAAAAAGTAATCCGATATCTTAGCATCAAATGCCATGTTGTGTGCAACAAAGAGTGAGTCCTGCTTAAAGAGTTCTGCTATTCCTTCATTCAATACTACGCGGGAAATGTTAGTGTCTTTGAAGGGGACATAACAGGCAGGTAAATTCTCACTCCGTAAAGATAAGCCCTCTACATCGCACATTTTATGATGAAGAGAGGCGTTCTTATTTCCGTCTTTAGCGTTTTCAACCGCAGGGTATTTACCATTAGGCATAGTCTCAAAGTCAAAAGCTATCAAAGGCTCCGTCTTGAGAACGCCTAAAATGCTTTCAAATTCGTCAATCGTATGTATCATAATTTTCCTTTAGGTATGAAAAAAGAGGGAGAAGGACAACTAATGCTGCCCTTCCCCCAATCTTTTAACTACGACTTTTTCCAGTCGATATCATCTTCACCATCATCATCGTCTTCATCTTCATCTGGTGCTGTCGCGGGAGTATTAGCGCCATTCATAATAGCGATTAACTCTTTACGACTCTTAGGAGCAAGGACTTCTAAACGGTCATATACTTCTTGACCTTCAGGTAGCTTAACAGCCTTAGCTGCTTTTTCTACTTCGATGTTATAAGCTGTACTCTGGCCTTGGCCCATTTTACTAATCTCAATTGCGAGAGAAGATAGAGGCCCGTATTTCGCACGTTTCTTATCGAGCATACGAAGAAGTGTAATGCCGATACGCCATAGTTTAGCTTGCCCACCAGTAACTTTTTCACCAGTTTTCTTTGTGTATTCCCGAGGGTCAAACACATTGAATACAAAGTGATTTGTAGCTTTATTTCCAGCTTCGCATAAAGGACACTGCTCATCATTAATGCCCTGAATACAAGTGAACCAACCTTTACCCATAATAAAATGGTCACGAATGTTGATAGGTTCATCATCAATCATTCTAAATGTAACGTCTTCGCCAGCCTTAAAGAAGAACTCTCTTGTAAATGACTGACTATTGGCAGCAACCTGTGCTTCCGCTTCGTCAAACCCTTTGCCATACCAACCCATAAATTACCAGCCTTTCCTAATTTTTTTGTGTACGTCCCTGAACGCTGTAAAAGCTATTACAGCTATTACAGTATACCAAAACGCAGAGAACCCTACAACACCTACAATAACCCATCCCCACCAAGGCACCTATTTCTTTCCTTTCTTGTATAGAATTTGTTCAAATACCTTGACTTGCTTTACATCATAAATATCTGCATCAATTTTGTCTTCACAAATCTTTCTGCAAACATCTTGGGCCTCACTAATACCTGTACGTAATTCTTCATCAGTAAGAACAGTGTCTCCCTCTGAAGTTTCATACTCTTTTTTAATCCCTGCCCAATAAGAGGGCTTCATGTTCTCATAATCTGCGAACTTGAGAGTAACTTCTAACGAACAACCCGCACTAAATCCTACCTTCATATTTTCTCCAATTCCTCTTCCCACCAAAGAGTATTATCTCCATCCAAAAGGATATCTACCTCTATGTAGGTGGCTATTTTTGTTACAGTACCTTCTTTACCAAGCCATTGACTAGGGTCTTCAATAGGAAGCCAATTATCTAACTTAGCTATCCGTACTCTGTCTCCTACTTTAATGCTCACTCTAGTTCTAACTCCGACTCATAGAATTCTATTTCATCATCACCATCAAGAGCCACGTTATAAAAATCATCGTAGTCCCTTGGAGCAAAAACTACCATACCAACTTCACCGATATACTTACGCATATCTTTTTCTTCTGCACGAACAACTTCTACTCTATCTCCAACTGTAAATTTCATTTTACTTCCTTTGGACTTATGGTATTACCATTACTCATCATCATCGTCTACTAATTCAGGAAAGAATTTGTTAATGTCTAACAGTCTGCGTCTCCAACTTTCAATATAAAGCTGTGCTCTATACTTATTAAACTGCATGAATTCTTTGTGTAGTTCTTTCCAGTCTTCCTCGCTTTCGGACTTACCATATTGTATCACAACTTGCTTGCTTTGTGCAAGTGCCGCAGCCACAAGACCTTTGACCCAATCTGGCACTTTTACCCCTTGTTTATGGGGAAAAACTTCCTTATAGATGTAGTCTATAAGTGCAAGGTCTTCAATAGAATAGAGTCTATTGCCAGCAGGTGTCTTCCAATTAGCAGGGCTAAGCTGTCCTCGCTCTTCTTTACGCAGAATACCAGCGCGTGAACAATGAAAAACATACTTTACATAGCGTAGTGGAAAGAGAGGCACTTCATGACCTTTTATTTCATAGTAGTGAACAGGCATACTAACCCAACGTTCTTGATATCTCATTTTTGTTGGCAATAAACCACTGCCCACAACTGGAGCATTTTAGTTTCATCTGGTCTTTGCCAAGTTTCTTAGTACCAGTCCTGTCATAATATATCCAGAGGATACACTTACAGTTAGGACAATCTAATACCGTGTCAAAGGTATTATGATACGCAGCATACCTTGTAGGTCTATATGCTACCTTATACTTCTGCCCGGATACGAATTCTGGTTCCTCATCCCTAGTCACATCAGTTGCCAATTTCTACCATTTCTCCCTTCTTAGCTGCCTTGGCTATAGCCTTACGAGCAGATTCCAAAGCCCTGATTTCTTCCGCGTCTGTCTTTACTATTGTAGCATAACTTACCTTCTCTGTAAAGATGTTGTCAAGTTCTCGGGCAGTAATTTTCCCTGCTTCGTATGCCTCAATAATTTTCTCTTCGTCAAACTCATAGGTAACTACCTCTTCAATGCAAGAGTCGTAGATACCTTTTTCACGGAGCAACTCTTCTGCTGCAATCGTATTAAGAGTACGACTAATTTTCTTCTGCCGAGTAATCTCAATCTCTACTACTTCTTCACCCATCTTACCAGAAAAATTCAGATGTATATGTCCATCAGCATCAGCAATTCCCCATGTATCAGCAGCCACTTCAACTACGCCACGGCATTGTTTGTTACGCCGTTCTTCAAGCAACTTCTCCTGCTGATTCAACAGGTCATAGTCATAAGCCGCGCCAAAGATAATGTCTTTCTTCTCAATCGGTAACTTAGCAAACTCTTTTGTCAAATCTTTACTCATTAAACAATCCTTTAGCATCATTTGCTACATATCCAAGCCTGATAAAAAGGTCTTTAAGACCTTCACTATCTTCCACATGGCAGAGAAAATCTACTTCAGCCATGAGTGCTTTAGCCTCAAGAGCAAGCCCTTTACAGGTATCAAAATCAAACTTCATGCAATCTCCTTTAATCTAGCCCAAACTTCGGGAGCATGGTCATAGCTATAATCATCGTTAGCTATAATCTTGTCCATTTCACTCTCAGTATAAGGAGTCACTGGATTAAAATTATCTTCCACCGGCCCATAGCAGGAGCAATGACCCATAGAATGATATCCATAAAGATTTCCTTTTTTCCAGATACCAATTCCATATCCTTCATAAGATTCATAGTCGTAATAGTAAACAAATATTTCAGCATCAAGACGAGCATTTAAAATCTCTAGCTCGTAATCTTCTAACTCTCTTTGTAGTGCTTCAATTATCATTATAACCTCTCATATAGATGCCACACATAAGAACCGTCTAGCCAAGTATCAACATGATAGCCATATCTACCAATCTCTCGCTCACCAAACTCCCATCCAGTACCAATAACCACAAAAGTTCGTTCTTCATATTCTACAGGTTCATTGTACTGGTTTTCTATTTCTACCCACATACAAGGAGTCTCACCCTGTTTTTCCACATGCATAACTCTACTGTACTTTGGCATAGACAGCACAGTTGTACCCATAAGAAGTTCATACTTCCAAATTTTCATGGATAAATCACCAATGCTCTTTCTTCAAATAGTTCTCCGTATAGTATAGAATCCCTGTCAGTATAGTTAGCCCAATGTGCTGAAAGCTGTTTCGCTCTAACAGGAATCCTATTATACATATACTTATCTTTAGCTTCTTCAATCGAAAGTATTTCATAGGTAGACAGATATGCTGAATTGCCTAGTCTTACAGCAAGAGCAATCGTATCTCCTACTTTAACCTCATGTCCAGCAATATCCTTAATCATTCTGACTCCGATACATCTATGATTTCAATCGAATAAGGAGGCCACACGATATCCTCGTCTTCAATTTCCTCTTCAAGTAATTCGTCAGCAATATAGTCTGCATCTTCAAGAGAATCGGCTTCTATTTCCTTACGAAAGTTAGCTTGAAGGATTCCTTCGATAACAAAAGTACCCATGTTAAGTAATCCCTTCTATCCAAGTAGTTAATCTTTTAGTTGATTCCCAAGTCGGGGTGTTATCATAGAGATTCCACCACTCTACTAATACTTCTTTGTGGGGCCAATGACCTCTTGTTTCAACAACTATTCCTTTTGCTCCACCAGCTTTTATTTTTCCTTTTTTATGAACAAATGGAATCTGTACTACATTACCTACTTTCATCCTTTAATTACTGCCAATGGTCTTAGTGGAACATTGATTTGAACAAGGTCTGCCTGATTATCCATTACTTCAGTTATGTTTTTGTATGCCCCAGGTGCTTCATCTAAATCTTCTTTATGTCTAACACCATGAATGATTCCCCGCGCATCTAAAGCTGCAACCTCTGCATCAAGGTCTAACCTTCTAGTTGCATCTTTGCGGCCCATTTTACGCCCTGCTCCATGAGAGCAAGAGTTAAACGATTCAGCGTTTCCTAAGCCTTCCACAATGTATGATGCAGTACCCATGCTACCAGGAATAATACCTACCTCACCTTTACGAGCGCGAGTTGCACCTTTCCTATGTACCAATACATTCTGTCCAAAGTGGTTTTCCCATGCAGCATAGTTATGTACAATGTTGATTGCATCCTCAAACGTTGCACCAGTAACCTGAGCAAAGATTTTCTCTATTGCTCTCATCATATGCATACGGTTGGCGAATGCAAATTCCACACAATACTGCATTTCCTGCATGTAGTCTTTTGCTTCCTGGGTTTCAATCGGAAGGTAAGCTAATTCCCATTTCTTAGGCACTTCAGAGAACCAACGTTCATTCAACTGAACTGCTAATTTGTTGTAGTAATCAGCTACTTTCAGACCTAGATTACGAGAGCCAGAATGAATCATCACCCAAATGTTATCCCAGCTATCAGCTTGAATTTCAATAAAATGATTTCCACCACCAAGAGTTCCTAACTGATACGCTGCGGAATCTGCTTGCCTAGTAATGACAGTTTCATTACCGTTGAATAACGGAAGCCCTGCTTGACGTTCTTTATGGTGTTCAAATCCTACCGGAATCGCTTCACGAATCTGACCCATAATAAACTTGATATCCTCTACGTTGATATCCCCAAGAGTTAAACTCGTCTCACATGCACACATTCCACAACCAATGTCCACCCCTACAGCATTCGGAATGACCACACCTTTAGCAGCTATCACACCACCAATAGGCATACCATAACCCTGATGGGTATCAGGCATAAGCGCAACGTGCTTATAGAGGAACGGAAGATTAGCAAGGTTATGTGCCTGCGCTAATGCTCCCTCTTCAATATCTATCTTGTACTGCGGAGTAAGAATGTAATCTTCTGGCATAGGAATCTCTACCAAAGGTAGCCAAATCTTAATCGGCAGTTTTTGTGTGCTATCTACATTCAAAGGCATAGTAATCTCCTATAAAATTTTTCTCTATTAGCCCACATTTATTACAGGCTCGTCTTTGATATTCCTTCTTAAGAAGTTTACCACCCCACTCTGCATCAACAAAGTAGGGTTCTCCCCATTTAGGCCAGTCATGTTTACATCTAGTTTTCATTCTACAGCTTCCCAATATTCTGCTCCACCCGGCCAAAGAATAACACCATCTACAATTTCTCCATTTTCCATATCTTCCATAGCATTCTCCTGAGCAACGTCTAATTGAGCAAAACCGTTTCCTTCTTCGTCAATTGACATGAATACTTCTGTATCCAGGTCATACTTCTGTAACTCTGCTATAAGCTGATAAACTTTCATCTTTCCACCGTCCTTACCTTTACTTTGCCACATTTTAAACAAGTTTTATGTTGGTCGTAGTCGTAACCATAAGCATCCATCCAACCATCATAGTATTTAACAGCAACAGGAGTACTCCATTTTGTCCACTTATGCCAGCACATAATAGCTCCTTACGAACTTACTTTAATTTTGTCCCCATCGGGTTTAATCTTGTAGTTATACTGCTGATAATCACCAGCAGTAACTATGTAGATATCTCCAGGTTCTTGTTTTAATTCTTTGATAAGAGAAGCTGCAAAACAACCCATACCATTAGCCTCACCTGGATTACCTCTAAGACCATCAACAAGAGTATACTTACCAGCAATCTTTTCTAGTTTTTCACCAAGCGAATCACCGTCCCAATGCTTATAGATTGTTATAAGCAATGAATCATACTCATCAAAAACTTCTACGGACGCATTCGTGCTCATTTTCTCTCCTTTAGAGCTTCAAATTCAAAACCATGTTTTCCAAATACTGTGCTTACAATATACCTACGAGTATCTCTCTCAGATACATGAACTACTACTCCAGGAATAGTTATTTGGTATGGATTTGGGAACCCATTATCACTGCCAAAGATTCTATCATAATCTTCTTCTTCAACAGTAACCCACACATTATCGTCAACATGAGGATGATACATTATACCACCAATCTTGCCCTAATGTTCGCTAGGGTATCATCAACAATTAGTTTTCCATCCACAAAGATATCCTGTAGTATGTCCATATTGTGTGCATACTCCCGACCTTGAAGGTCTAATCCATCCTGCAAGACAATCTCATGAGTCTTGTTGTTCATCAATACAGTAACAAGCCCTGTTGCAGACTTCTTGAAATTGGCCGTATCAGTTACCGGGTCTTTGAATAAGAGTTTCTCTTCTCCACCAAAAACACCAAAGGTAGACTTCAAAGCGAATCCAAAAGTATCCCTAGTGTTGTACTGATAAGTATAAGACCCAACACCAAATACCACGTTGGTACTTGAGAAACCTTTCTCCGCAAGCTTTTCACAAATAAGGTTAGCGCGGTCCAGAGTAATAGCATCCCCATAAATAGCACCAATATGAGAATCAAGTTGTTTAAACCCCTTACTATTAGTTGTTCCACCAAAGATTTCCCAAAGGATTTCAATTACACCTTTGCATTCTTCAACAGAATCTCCATCAGCTTTTCCACAAAGAATATCTACCGGGTCGCCAGAATCAGGTCGAATAACAATTCTACCATCACGCGCCATGATTTCTTTCTTGAGTCCTGCAATAACTTTCGTTAACACTGCCCATAGATTCCAAGTATCAGACACAATGGATACAAAGCCAGTTGGGTATACTTCAGTAATGAATCGTTTGTAGGATATCATTTCATCCGTACCGTAGGCTTCCATTACGCTATGCTCAGTGGCAGGAATAGAAGTACCTACAAGTTCTTTCTCTATGTCAGCATTGTAATACTCTTCTAGAAATATAACTGCTGGAATAGTATCTGTTCCCACAAATGATAACAAGTGCCCTGCACCACTTAATTGTGCGGCTTCAATACTGCCCATACCTCTCATAGAAAAATCATGAGCCTGGAACTGAACAAATTCAGGTTGGTCACTAGTCTTATCTGCCCATGAAGTTAGAAGTTTCTTGTATTCATATGCAATTGTGGCACTAGTAGTTGCCTGCCATAGCTCACAACTCATAAGAGTTTCAAGATAGTTCGTTACCCAAAAGAATTCAGGAAGAGTATTCTCAATTGTAAGCATCGGTACTCTTAGTGGAACCCTTGTACCTTCTGGTACTGCTTTAATCCTAATAGGAAGATAGCCTAGTTTATGTAGTGCAATTAGATGGTCAGCTTTAACATCTTTCTGCCCAAGAGTAAAACCAATCATCCTCTTATAGTCATAAACAACTGCTTCTACTGGTCTATCAAAGAACTGCTCATTGAAATAGTCAATGAGATACTTCTTAACAAACGCTTGGAATCCAAAGGCAACTACCTTATCCACATTTTTGAGTCTACTCATTCTTGGGGTCCAAGTAGAGTAAATCATTTCAGTATTTGTAGGGTACTGTTCCCTATGAGAAATCTTGTAAAAGTCACAGAGCAGCGTCGGGTTAATCATTTATCCCCCAAAAATTTATTGGCTTTATAGATGGTCAGCTTTCCCTCAGAACCTTTTGTGTAAATACTATCAGTAGATAGTACCTTGATAATATCGTTATTAGCAGGGATTTTCCCTTGTAGATAAGAATCTTCGCAATGGGCCACAATAAGTATTACTGCTCTTGCACCCATTTCCATTAGTTTCTCTGTTGCCAGCACAAATGTTCCACCATAAGAACACAGGTCGTCAATAATGTAAACTAACCCACCCGGCTTGAAGTCACCAATCACATTAAGACCAGTAATCTTGCCAGTGGAAAAATCTCTAGCCTTATCACCAAAGATAATATTCTCACTGTTAAACGTTTTGTATCTTTTCTTAGCACCTGCATCTGGAAAAAAGATGTAGTCATTCTCGTTAAAGCCCCAATAATTAGAGGCATACTCAAATAACTTATCTGTAACAAAATGCACCTTGACTTTATCTAGCAATGCTACTGATACATCAGAATGTGGCTCAACTACATGCACTTCATAGAAGTTCAGGCTATTGATAAACTCACACACATATTTCAAGGTGAAAGCACTACCGGCTTCAGTTCTATCCATTCTGCTGTATGGCAGATATGGAATAAAAAGTTGACAAACACAAGAAAGAGTGTCAGTATATCTCTTGAGTAACATTAGTTGAAACAGGTCTGCATCTGACTCGTACTTGCAAGAGATAATATTGACTTTCAGACTCATTCTATTGATAATCAAATCAGTATCAATATGAGTCTCCCCATTAGGAAACTTTTTAACTGGTTCAACGCCATTGAAAAGAATCATAAGTTTCTTCTCCTTATATCATTCAGCAAAATATCCAAGATTTCCCACTTTGGTTGTTCAGGGAGTATGCTAGGCAGTTCTTTATACCTTGCATATGCCTCTTCAAATCTAGGAATCAATTTCTCTGGCGGCAATTTCCCAATCGCAAACAAAGATTCAGGGTCTTTAACGCGCGGAGTTATAGTTCCCGTTGTCATTAACTCTTCACCCTGTAGCATCAATCTAAAGATATGTCGTGCGTGTTTCTCGTAACGCTTCTTTACTGCGGGTTCAAATCCCTCTAGTCCCTGCTTAATACGTGTCTCTAGTTTCTTAGATTGCTGATAGGCGTACCCACCATAGCTGTCTCTAACACGATTACTTAGAAATGCATCCCTATAATAAAGTAGCTGTTCACCTTCAAAAGTTTGTTCAAGATATTCGGGGCAAAATAGAAGCTCCAATACAGTCGGATTTCCCTGTGCAGCTAACTTCATATACTTTTCTACTTCATGAATAGTACAGTCAGGGTCTTTAGTTACACCTGTTTCCTGCGGTTTGTGATGTAGACTAAGAACTTCCCAAGTTCTTGCAACATAAACACCGAGAAAATCTTCATCTGATTCAGGCGTGTCTAGCCCATACAGATGTGACCCTACACGCGCTTTAAGTATTACTTTCAATCTCCGTAATCTCCCTTTTCATACTCAGCACATTCTAAACACATATCATATTCTGCAAACAACGCTCCTACAAGAATTCCCTTATAAGCATAACAATCAGTTCCAAAGATAATGTTAATATCTTGTGGAACTTTTAAACGAGTTTCTTCTGGTAACTCCATTGTGATGTGCAAATGTGCTTTCATTCTCTACCCCGCATGAAAATCTGTAATAATTACTTCCGCTTCTCCTGCTACAGTAAGCTGAACACACGCAGTTCTTTGTGGGTCAAGCCAGGGATTATCATCTACAATCTTCTCACCAGCTTTTAAATCCCAATGATACGGTGCTTCATCAGCAGTAGGCATCATTTCTCTAGCATCTTTTTCTGTCTTGGCACGAATTACCGCGCCATGATAACAATCATATCCCCAATAACCAGGAGCATCTGCTTTTGGGTATAGTTCCCACAGTTTCATTCTACAATCTCCAATTCTTCTTCATTAAAAGTCTCCATCGGAAAATCTTCATCATCAAAGGACACTGCGATATTATAGAACCCCTGCAAAAAGGTAGCGTCTACAGTTCCCACCATTGTAGTATCAATGCCGTAGGACATTTCTTCATCGCCTACAGTCTTACCATTCCAACGAACCGTATCTCCAACTTTCATTTTACTTCCATCCACGCATTACATGACACTACAAAACCCTCTTCTTCGCAATCTGTGCAAGGAGCAAATGCTTCATTCTCTTCTACATCACACACTGCTGGGTCATGGAAGCATGAATAACACCGACATTGCTGGCAATACTCATCATTTTTCATCTTCTACCTCTATTTCTATCTGTGTTTCCATTGGACCACATATTCCCATATGGATATGAGAACCAAATATCTGCATGAAATCCCACATTTGAAACTTCGACCAACCATCCTCTTCCACTATCGCAGGAATACCATAACCTGCTCTTAGAAGCATAGGATAGATATCCTTGTGATGCTCGTAATAAATTTCTCGTCCTTCTTTTGTTAACTTAACCCATATATAGTAATTAACATTTGTGGATAGTCTTCTCATATTTTTTCTGCAACCTTTCTAACTCTTTAAGGTCTTTATCCTTCTGCCTCTGTTTGTATTTTGCATCAGCTTCCATACGAGAAGCAACTTCTTCAGGGGTTTCATGACGAAAACCAAGAAGTTTAACAGCAACATACTCATAACCATAATCAGATTCCATTGAGATTTCTATTTCAAGGTGTTCGTACTTAGCCGAGTGTTCCTCATAAAGATTTTGAAGTTTGTTTATTGCTGAAGCAAGGTCGCCTTCTAAATCATACTTAATATCTTTATCAACTACTTCATTGATACGTTTAGGGTCTGTAGCTTTCATTGAAATCCTTTCAAGTGTCCAGTGATTGCATCTATCTTGTCTTCCCAATCAGGACCGATACCAATGCAAGTATTAGTTGGCTCATGAAATTCAGTCAAACCATTATCAGTGATAAGAACTGCATTAAAGCCAGCTTTTTTCACTGCTGCATAAATACTCAAAAGTTCTTCTTCAGAATCTACACCAAGAACTACCTTAGTAAAAGAACCACGAAGCCACTCATATAATGCCCCACCATGCCGACAATATAAAGTCTTTTCATCATAGTATTCATCGGGGTCAAAGGTTAACACCGTACCCATAAGTTTAGTCAACATCCCTACAAAAGCATGACCGCCTTGAGCAATGAGCTTACCTTTGGGTACTTTGTGCCCATCACTATTTCTTAGGTCAGTACGCATTACACATACTGCTTTAGCTTTCATTGTTTCACCAACTTAGTAAGCCAAAATGCTAGTATAAAACAGAACCATGCGGCTGTTCCTATAGCCATTCCTGTTCCACGAAAAGTACCGAACGCCCAAAATCCCATTTCTACAAGAAAAGAAACACCTGCTAAAAATAGAAATATTCCTTGTATTGTGCTAAGCTTCATTACTCTCTACCTCTAGCTTTGCTACTCTTTTTTTAAGGTCTTCTACTTCTCGATTAAGGTTTACAATAAATGTCATATATGTAACTGTAGAAGGATAAGTTACAAATTCTTGTTTCATTTTTTCAAACTGCTTTTTATTCATTGTAATCCCACATATTAAATTTCCATCCTGACGGATAGTATCTTGATTCCGAGTTCGTCGGCTTTACGTTGGCAAACTTCACATGGTTCAATAGGAAGTATATCACCACTCCTACCAACGCGACAAATGACAATAGTTTTAACACCAGGACCACCTTTCAACATTACTTCCATTTCCGCGTGGATTGCTCCACCTGGACGCATGAATCTACTTTTGTTGAAGGAAGAATATATCACTTCTCCCCTCTTATTCATTCCAATAGCGGAGACTCTATAAGTGCAAGTAGATTGCTTAGCTTTCTTTATTGCCAGATTAGTTATCTCTACACTTGTCATAGTCCTCTACCATATTAAGATACCTATCATGGGCATCATTAATCCTCTTCATTGCTTTTCTAGACCATTCTTGAGTTTTCCAAGTCTGGCTTTTCCCATCACCACATGCAGGGCATATCTTAGGAATAAGATACTCTACTTCAAACTCAAGAGGGTCATAATCTTTTGCCCAACCACAAATAGGGCATGTGGCTTCAATTATTTTTCTAATCCTAAGAATCATTAGTCCCTCGTTTCATCTACAACAAACTGAACATTTGAAAGTGGAATACGATACTCATTAATTTTCTCATCATCTGGCTCTGTAATGACTACAAATCCTGGCTCCGAATAAGAAATATAAGTCACACGATAGAAAGTAACATCTTTTCCATCAGAATATCTTACTCGTATCTGTTTGTCATTCATTACTGTATCTCCAAGGTTTTGCTTTTCTCATGTCGGCCTCTGTAGGAATCTTGTATTTTAATTCCTTTATATGCCCACAGTATGCACACTTACACTCGTCCACTATTTCCATCACTACATGCCCATCTATTCTATGCTCAGCATCAAATGGACCGCCTTCTTCCCACGAACCATTTGTAACATCTACCATATTAGACCATGCAAATTTAGCTTGACAAGTAGGGCATTTCCAATCCTCTGCCGACCAGAAATCATAGCAATCATACATCCAATAGTGTCCATTCTCACAAAGAACTTGGTCATACCCTTCGTAACTCATGCTGTCTAATCTCCTTTATTAACTCGTCTAAGTCCACAGGGGTATAGTTAATTTGCTCCACGGATACACAACGATAGTTCCAACTACAAATCTTTACTAGATTATGCACATGCCCGTAGATATTTATCACAGGTTCTTTTCGTGGGCAAGGCCAATGTGATAAGAGAACATCTTTATCCCCATCATAGTGCGTTGCTTCTCCACCATGTACACTCCAGAACCCTCGATTCTCATACCAAGTAGCTGATTCATGGTCATGATTTCCTTTGACCAGAATGATTTTACCATTAAGCCTACGAACGTATCCTTCAACCATTTGTTTAGCCCCAGGACCAAAAGCAAAATCACCAAGATGGTATACAGTATCATTAGGAGAAACAACTTGATTCCAGTTACGAATCATAGTTTCATCCATTTCTTCTGCATCAGCAAATGGACGTTCACAATACTTGATGATGTTTGTGTGATTAAAATGTGTATCCGCTATTACAAAGTTTCTCATTATGGCTCCAATATTACAACTGGTTTACCCTGTTGTCTAGCATATCTTACTGTCGCCCATGTTCCTGAACGCAACTCTTCAAATGCAAATTGCGGGGCTGCAATAAGTATAGCGCACTCATCGACAATATCATGGTTCCTAGCTAAGTACTCTTTTGGTTGTCTGTAACCATATTCCTTCGGCAAATACAAAGGAGTCATATCACTAATCGTATAGGCACGATATTTTGGGTCAAGTGGAGGATGAACTACTCGCTTTTTGAAATAGTATCCTGCTAATTCATGTGCAGCTTCGTCTGCACCTTCACAATCACCATGATGAAATTCAGCTAGATAGTTAGGACTATCCTCATAACTATCATAGTGTTCTTCAAACCAATCTTCTAGTTCTTTCTTCTGTCTTTCTGACATACCCTTACGAGTACCAGTGAATCCTACATTCATTATTCATCGTCTCCAAAGATACCAATGTACTCATCCCGCACTTCTTCTTCAGTTAAAGCGCGTAGTCTATGCCTCTCTAGCTCTTTAATGTAGCTCATGATAGCATCAAGTTCCCAATAGTCAAACTCTTGAACTAGGTCAAGAATCATCTGTGACTTAGTTTTCATACTTCACCCCTATTTACCATTCCTAAAAGAGTCTCTGCATCATCTATTGATTTCCACTTACTCTTTTTCTTAGTAAGAACAAATAGTTCAGTTATGCTATATCCATCATGGTCACACGTTTTTCCATGCTCTATCCTAAAGTAGAAACCATCATACTTAAATGAAAACTCATACTCATAGTATTCTTTCCAATAAATGATGGAAAGATAGTCAACATCACTCTTAGCAATTGAACCACCAAAAATCTTAGCCAGCATTGTTACTGCTGTAGCCTTACATTCTGAATTTCTAGCAATCTGCTGTAATTCAACTACTCTCTCTAACTGGCTAACCGCGTCACTTCTAGTTATCATTTTTCACCTGCACATATTTATATGCCTTGCAATCCACACAAGCCCCATACTTTCCACAGATTTCACATTTACCCATAGAAAGGTTTAAGTCAAAATCAAAATGGCTTGGGCCACAAATTCCTTTGTCTTCATCTGTCTTGTGGCATTCTTTACACATGAACATCTTATTCCCCTTTCAGGAATTGTCTCAATGACTGGTCAACTGGTTTCAACGTGTCAATATTAGACTTGCCCCTAATAACTTCTGATAGTTCACCTTTGCGAAGGGTTCTTTGAAGCTGTCTCTCTTCAAAGCTTCCTTTCATCATTAGGTTGTAAACAATAACAGACTTGTGCTTACCATAGAGTCTTTTTACTCTACCTAATCGTTGTTCATATTTTTCCCAAGACGGAGGAATATCCATGTTAACCAGATACTTAGCCGCCTGTAAATCAATTCCTTTGTCCCCTGCTTCGGTGGTGAGAAAGATTTGTTTGTTAGGGTCATTATGAAATAATTCAATATTGTTCTGAGTATCTCTCGCATCCATTCCTCCCATTAAAGTTAGGTATCCGATTTTCTTTTCTTTAAGATACTCTTCTATGATTGGTATGAGTCCTCGATAGAACGAGAAGATAACCATCTTGTCATTAGTCTTCCATACCTTGTCCTCAATAATCTTGAACAAGGCAGTTACTTTACCACCATCATCATTGAAGTCTTCTAGGGTTTTCTTGATATATTTTGAACCAGAACCCTGTAACAACCGAGGACAAATACAGACCATCCTTAGAGCATTGATTCTTTCCCTAATTTTGGCCTCTTCACCAGTCAATTCCTCGTCGCTGAGAAGTTTAGATACCATCACATCAAGGTAGCCTTCCAGCGACAAAGCTACCTCATTATATAGCTTTTCTTGTTTAGGTGTAAAGCTAAGTGGTAGATTCTCTATAATAACTTCTGGTAGTCCTTCGCCTACTTCTTCCTGTGTCATACTAATCATACGTTTAGATGATACACCAGCTAGTTTCTGTAGGTTGACATACCTATCCACTCCACCGAATCTGTTACGAATAATATATTGTTGGTCGAAGTCGTACCACTTGCCAAATAGATTCCCATCCACCCAACCCATTATCGAATATAGTTCATCGGGGTAATTTGATACCGGAGTACCTGTTAAGCCCCATCTATAATCGGGACGAAATCTATTCAATGCTGCTTTGGTCTTGCTCTTGAAGTTCTTAATCCTAGTCACTTCATCAGCTATTATCACATTGAAATTGTAGCTCAGTAGCTCCTGAAAATCCTGTAGTAATAGCTCATAATTCACTATCAAGTATCCTTCAGAAAAGGAGCCTATTTGTGCTTGACGATGTTTCGGAGTACCGTCAATAACAACATTACAATTATCAGTCCAAGTATCCAGTTCATATGCCCATTTCCATTTCAAATAGTTGGGGCAGACAATAAGTGTACGTTCTATACCTCGGTACTCTCGCAGTTTTTCATTGCAAGCCATAGCAATATGAGTCTTGCCTAAGCCTACATCGAAGGCGCAGATAGCCCTGCGTTTATTCGCAAGAAACTTCGCCCCTTCTAATTGAAATTCTTTGAGAGTACCGAGATACATTTTTACCTACCTATTCAAAGGACAGCTTAAAAAAGTAAATGCTTACAAGATTAGTATCCTTATCTGACCTGACTAAAACTTTAAATTGATTACCTAGATTCCGATTTTTAAGTTTTGTTCTTAACTGCTGAACAACAGTATACCATTTTATATGAACTATTCTAGAGTCATCAAATTTAATTTTTGCAGCAGTTACACCACTATTAACAAATTCATTAATAGCCTCTTCATAAAAAGTATTCCTTCTCGGTCCAAGACGAGAAAGACTACTTAAATCTGTTACTGGCTCAATATATTTGAATTCCATTTTAGTACTGTGCCTGCAATTCAGGGTTACTTACTAGACTATCAGGCAACTTACTCTGGAAAGTCTCAATGTTCTCTTCACAGTAGAACGGAGATACTTTAACAGACGGGGCAGGTTCTTTCAATAGCACCCACGTTGCAGCAGCCGATGAGGGTGAAAATAAAGCGTTAGGGTCTTGTTGTGGTACAATTATATTTCCATTAGTTGCGTATACTATCTTATCAGGATTTGTAAACTGTGTTGCATAAGGAATAGGATATCCGATTGTCTGACCAATAAAGGTGAATTTACCAGTCATAATTGAAAAGATATAGCTGTAGGTTACAAGATTCGCTTGGTCACGCAGTTCATAAATCTGCTTTAGAGTAGCCTTCTCACGAAAATTCGTGATGTTTGGCATACCCACAACCTGATTAGATTGTTGTGCAATCTGCTCCTGTTGTGATGCCTGTTGGATATCTGATGGAGATTGATTTGAACAAGAACCTGCGAAGCTAAATATCATGAGTAACATGACAGTTAGCGCGAACATTGTAGCAATAAATCCGTATCGACGTTTCATTTGTATCTCCTACTTAAAGAGTGTTGTCGTAGTTGTATCAACTGGTTTCATCATATTTCCTGGCATTGTACTTTTTAGCCAGTTAAACAATTCGGGAGAACATCTATCCCATACTTCTTGAGGCCAAACAGAAATTAAAGTTCTTGCTTCGCTTTCAAGTGCTACCATTGTATTAGTCTTGCCACCATCCTTTGCTGTATTCCATTCTGTCCACATTTGCTGCGCCTGCTGTAATTGTCCATCTTGCCATGCCTGTGAGCCATGAAAGATATGTGTTTGAACATTCTGTGTCTTAACACCTAGATGTTCCTGGTAAAAGATGTTGGATATCCCTGCTCCCCAAAGAATTAGATTACAAATGAGAAACAGACCAACAATCGCACCAAGTACTGCTGCAACTACTTTCACTTTTTAACCTTTCTAAACCTCAGTAGACTGTGCTTTTCGAGTGTACTGTCGTTTTGGTTTGCCAGTTCTCGGGCTGATTTCAGAATTTTCTTGATTCGCTTGTTTACTGGCTTTTGCACGATTCTTATTAGCCTCTTTCCTTAGCTCATCAATTGCTTCTTCTGAGAGTTTATGCTTAATCGTTGCCTTACTCTTGCTCTTTATCTTCTTCCACTCAGCTTTTTGAACCTCTTTGCCAGCGTTCTCAAGCGCCCTGCCAATAGCAAAATTTCGGCCCCGCTTATGGTTCTCTTTATCCGTAGGATTGCGCTCAGCAAGCCCACAGAACGGTATACGACCTATTACGTGGTCGGCGTAGATACCAAACGCGAAAGTCTTGTCACCTTCACGCACAGTTTCAATAAATTGCACTCCAACAAACTTCTTACTCATTTCTTGATTCTCCTATCCGCTTCCTTATGTTTGTATTCTCTCATGTTCTTGAGATTTTCTTTTCTATCATCATCTTTGTTGCCATTCTCATGATGAACTTGCTCGTAGTCTTTTACATCAACTCCTGCTTTTAACAGGACATACTTTGCGAAATTAATCTTTCTCCGCTTACCATCTACTTCTGCTATTACATACTTTCTGTTTCCCTTGCCCGGATATGGGCCTTCAATCAGATATACCGTCTTCATTTGTATTGCCCTCACACTCAGGACGGATATCTTTATCCTCAAGAACAGGTTTTTCGATATCCCTCAACACCATTGCAATGTATTCGTGCAATTCTTCAAGAGTTTCTCCAAACATCATGGCATCCATATCCCTGCCCCACGGAATACCAGTCTCTTTGTTGTAGAAAACCTCATAAACGCCATAACCATTCTTGGTATGTACAATGCGGATATTCCAGAACAATTAGTCCTTCCTTTCCTGGTACACACAACATGCACCGTTATTAGGATTCACACCTATACAGCCTTTTTCATTATAGAGAACACAATTACCACAAATAGGCTTCTTCATTTCCTACTCCTTTAGTTTATTGGTGGGGGAAGAGGGAGTTGAACCCTCACGCCTTTCGGCACAGGATTTTAAGTCCCGCGCGTCTGCCATTCCGCCATTCCCCCAATTATTACACTGGATTTAAATCATGCTTTCGTACAAACTCATAGAAATCATTAGGAGCTATCATGTATTCATCATAAACTAGCTCTACTAGCCAACCAGATGTATCTGGCTTTAGTTTTAATTTATTTCCAGCAACAGCAAAAACATCAGGAATATATGTAGTGTACTGCACCCAATCTACTTCGTTGCATTCTGCAATCAATACTTTTTGGTATCGCATACTATTTTTCCCCAGGCCGACTCGATTTTCGCCTTATCTGAGTTTTCTACACCAATTGAACAAAATAGGTAGCCGCGCAATGATAAAGAACATTGCTAGACTTCTTCTACTATTACTTTGATTTTGATTTTGTCTGCCAACTTATCAAACAAGTCATGTACCTCATCTATAATACTATCCATAACTTCATTATCAACAAATTGGCTTGCTACATCATACTTATCCCCACCATCAAAATTGTCTTCCATATAAGAAGAAAATTCCTTTTTATAGTCACACAAAAGTTCAACTATCCTTTGACCAGTTAGCATCGCCTCTGATTCAAAACTCATTTCTTATTCTCCAATACTTGTTCTAAGAATGTCTTTGCTTCCTCAACTATATACTGTACTGCTTCGTAACCGAATTTCTCATAGACCTCTTTTGCGTCTTTACAGCCTTCTGGTAAGAGTTTCCAGGGGTCAATGTATCTAACAGTCGCGCGTTTATCCAGCTTCCTAATACATTGGTTGATACACTTAGCACCAGCCTTGTCTTTGTCTGCCCAAATAACCAGTTTACTTGACAACCACAAAAGGCGCTCAGCTTGCTCATTAGACAGATTGCTACCCATTAATGCCACTACATTCTTCATACCTGAACGCCGTATTGCGATGGCATCACCTGGGCCTTCAACCACTATTAATGGAACTTCTAGTTTAACACAATTCTCGCCATAAAGATACTTCTTCGTCATATTCCACATGATTTTGTGCCAACGACCCTCAACACTTCTAGCTAATGCACCAACCAAGTGTCCTTCACGATTACGAACAGGATAGACTAAGCAATCCTGTCCATCCACTTCACCCCGATAAGTTTCAGCAACTTCATCATCCACTTTGTCGAAGTAGTAGAGGATTCCTTCGGGTAGAATTTCTGGATACTCATTCTTTACCTTCTCTCGTAACTTTAGTGCTATTCGGTTGAATCCTATGTTGTCAAGTTGAGATAAAGCCTCACTAATTGTCGTATGCTTAATCCTGGCAACGAGTTCTTCAATAGTTCCTCTGTTCCCGCAAGAGAAGCAATTGTATACCCCCTTTTCAGGATTAAGAAAGAAACTTGGATGTGTATCTTTTCCTGTAAGGTGTGCTTCAGGAAATGGACAGGATGCATGTATTTCATCCCCTCTAATCTTGACCTTTTGTAAGCCAAGAAAATTAGCTAGCTCTTGTAGGTCCATTTACCAATCTACACTGTCTTCTTCATAATAGTCGTCTTCTTCGTCGTAGCTATCATAGTCACTAGTTACACATTCATTTGAAGGCATTGGCTCATGGTTACTATTACAAACCAAACAACCATCAAGACAAACATCATTTCTATCACAAGAAAAACAGAAGCACTTCATTTCAGTACAATGAAAAGGTTTGCTTTCTTCTATTGAATATATCATTTTAATACCTCATACTTTCATCATCGTCGTCTTCATCCATATTTGTGTCTTCTACAGTTTTCTCATATGCTTGTGAGAAATCTACTGGTGAGAATTTCATATCAATTGGAAAGTCACCAACATCACCTTCTCGTTGTCCAAGCATATAAATTCTACCTCTACCTAAAGTGTAGTCCGTAGCATTTCTACCAATACCAAGAAACGCATCTACAAACTGTACAAGATATTTGCCATAAGCTGCTCCGTCAAATGTAGGTGTTGGATTCTTGTCCGACATATTCTGCTGAGTTGTTGCTATCACAGGAATGTTATAGGCTAAGGCAAGATTCTTCAAATCCATCGAAATGTTAACAATAGCTTTCCAATCTTTCTCGCCTCTATCATCAGGCAACAAATACATTCCGTCCACAATTAAAACACCACCATGCATTAGATGCTGTTCTACTTTAGGAATAATGCTTGATACTCCACCAATAGTATCTGATAGTGAATATCCTGGTATAATAAAATCTGGATATCCTTCTTCCTTTTCTTCTTCAAGCCTATCAAGATATTCATAATAGAATCTCTGTTGAGCATCAGTAAGAAAGCCTCGTTTCAAAGCATCATATGGTAGACCTGTTTCAATCGCTGATACCCTATCTTTAATTGCTTTTGGGCGCATTTCCTTAGTTATAAAGACAATTGGCACATTGCATTCGCGCCAAATATGTTTTGCTATCCAGGTTGCTAACCAAGTCTTGCCAATTTTAGGACGAGCAGACCATACAATTAGCTCACCTTTATGTGCCCCGCCAGTTAGATTGTTCAGATATTCCCACGGCAACTCATACCCATCTATGCCTAGATGCCCCTTCTTCTCTTCATATTCTAGCTTTGTTAAGGCTGCATTGGAACGCACATCTAAATCTACTGTTGTCTTGATTTCAGTCTTAGAAGTCGATAACAATTGTTGCAACTTTTGTTCAGCTACATCAATATCATCCTTCATCAACTCGACTACTTCAATAAGCCCCGTATTGTAAATATTCTTTTTGTGCTTCTTCTTTATTTCGTCTACAAAGAATGCAAGAGGCTCGTCTATATCTGAGAATACAAAGTTAGGAAAGTAACTACTAATGACTTCTTTCCCAGGTACGGTCAAATATTTCTTGTAATAATCAAGCATCGACTGAAATATTTCACCATGCTCTTCAAAGAATTTCTCATTAATTCTCTCGTCAAGAACATATAGTAAATCTTCCTTGCTCTCAATCTTAGAAATTAGGCCAGTCTCTATATTCATAGATTACCGCCCCATAGACTTATGAGATATCCTTGCCATTGACTAGCATATTGACCTAGACTTTTTACTAATGTTATATCAGTATCGAAATAGTGTGACCCCAAATTGTGCTTGAGAAACTCTTGCAAAGAATGTGTGTCCTTGGTTTTAATCATTCCATTAAATAGACAACCATCAAGGTCTAATTCGTCTTCCAATTTGTCTAACTTTTTATCAGGCCACTCAAATGTTAGGTACAAGATGCGGAAATCTTTCAAGAATAACTGATTTATTGCATGAATGTTTTGTTGATTTACTTTGTATTCTGGTGTTCGCCACGTTTTCTTATCAAACTCTTCACAAATTACTCGCTCAAAGTTGAAAAGTAAGATTGGTGCTGCTCTATTTGATAGGTCATTATTTAACATGAGAAACTTTCCCATTCTCTGCGAGAATTTTAACAGGAGTCGAGTCAAACAATAACTTCAACCTATCAGAGAACACTTCATTAGGGTTATCACCACAAACAAATAGTGTACTTCTCCGTCTCATTAATCTATCTTCTACGAATTCCTCGAACACTTCTCGCGGCCAACTCTTTTCTTTTTGATGCTCTAACACTTTGTCAATTACCAGGAGGTCAGCAGCCAATAGCTCGTTGTATGCCTCACCATTATCCCACGACTCCTTTTTATAGCCTACAATGACCCCTGGAGTGGCATACTTGACCTTGTAGAATCCAGCAAGGAAAGCAGCCTTCATATAAGTCGTTGCAATTCGCGCGGCTAATAGCGGGTTGTTTGGGAAGTAAATAAGGAACGAAGTCCTATTGTTAAGAAACTTGTCAATCTCTTCCAGCATTGGAGTTAGCTTATCCTTCAAAAAAGGATTGTCTAATTCCTCTGTAAATGTCCAATCAACTATCTGCTTAGGAACGCCGTTAGCATAGAGTAAGTTATAAAGCTCTTTTCGGGTCATTCAGTCCCCTTTCGTGTTAGATGGTATAGTTTACAACTCTTCATCGGTCAAGTCAAGCTCTGCGTCAATCTTTTTCTTCGCTTTTTGCGAGATATCTATAGCCCAACCATGATTGCCAAGTATCAAACTCATACTGATAGAACTCCATTCAACCCGTTTAGGACGCTCTAAGAGGTAGTCTATCATGGCCTTAAATAGCTCTTTTCCCCGCAATTCAACAGCATATGCTATCTGCGCTCGACGCAAAGCTGCTTTATAAGTCGGGGGCTTTAAGCCAAACTTCTGAGCATACTTATCATCAAAGTAGTTCTGGAAATCCTTCCAGGTCCAGTCCTCAATACCTTTGCCTTTGTAATTTCCTGCTGGCTTTGGTACTTCGGCCACAGGCATAATAGGAAAGAATGTGTCTACCATCTTTTTAACCCAAACTCTTTCTTTTCCGTCAAGGCAGCTTCTAACTGTTCCAACCAATCAGTGAGAAACCTTTCATGCATCTGTAAAGCCTCTTCAAAGAAGCCCATAGCAAGTTTTATCTCACTGGCTGCTGCTTTAATATCATAGCCAGCCTGCTTTACATCTTCGGCCCCTAAAAGAGTTACAAAATCCACTTGACAATCCTTTCATTGTGTGTTACGCGCACACGCGCGTTCAAAACTAATAGCACTAATAGAGATAATAGAATTATAGAATACAGAAAAGAGAATATAAGAAAAGGCACTTATCTATATGCCCTTTCTTTTATTCCTCACCTGGAGGGTAGGGGCAATAAATACCCCTACCCTCGCGCTTTGCGCTACACTATGCGTAGAGCTTATCTACATACATTCCAAAGAAGAACGCATCATATAGTAACGCTATAAAGGCATCCATCTGTTCAGCTTGTTTCTTGTTGAGTTTCTTGATTTCAAACTTTTCGACAATAAATTCATGGAAAACTTGCCACAAATCCACTATCTCTGGTACATCCACTTGAAACTCTTTCATCAGAAGCTCGGAAGCTTCTGTTGTATTTGTTACATCCTTGGTTAACAGACGAAAATCCCTAAAAATTTGCATTAGGTCAAGATTCATCTGTTAACCTCACTTGCCAAATAGTATCCTTTGTAATAGTTTTGCCAGATAGCTCATATCTACACCCTCTTAATATAAAGAGAGCCGTTAACTCTCGTTAGTTCTACAGGATAGGCACTCTTCTTTAGTACCTTATGGAAACCTTGATAGGCTGTTTCAATTGCAGTATCACCTAGATTGATTTTGCCTGAAGGTTCATTAGAGCTAACAAAAGACTCCACTGCTTCAGTATACTTACTGCCCCTAATTCTTTGAGGGACTTCTGTTGGGATAAGGACAAATCCCTTATCATGTTCTGTCACTTCTACTCCTTAACGTAGTTTATAAACGTCTCCACATCAATACCGATTTCTTTAGCAGCTACCCCTTTCTCGATATAGCTCCGCATCATTTGTCCTATGATGCCTTGAGTAATGTTAGCCACATAGCACACATTACGTTGTGTACACGGTAGCTCTTCAGCTTCTTCATCAGTTTTCAGATATTGTTCGTAGTATTCCATGCTTGCATAATCATTAGTGACGCTGAATACTCTTACAATCTGTCCACCAATGCGCCCGTCAATTATAATAGGTGCCTTATTCTTTAGTTTGCCCCAAATCAAATGTCTTGCTGTCATACTGTCCACTCCTACAATCGTAGGAATAAACGGCAACTTAGACTTATCATCTATATAGCCAAAATGGATGTTGATATCCTCTGGCTTTACAGGAGAGTTTTCTAAAATCAAGTCCCTAACAGCCTCAACTTTGGGTTTTCCTAGGTCTTTCCAGCCAAAATCCTGACAACCAATGTTAACCTGAGTGACAATATCACCATCATACAGATTAAACTTCTGTACACCCATCTTAGCTAGAGTCTTAGCAGCAAAGCTACCAATAGACCCACAACCAATAATAGATACTGGCCTAGCTTTATTGGGGTCAAAGATATCAATGCTACGAAGATACGCCTCATTTACGTCTGTCATATTACTCTCTCCGTCACAACATGCGTGATTGCATACTTATACATAGTGAATTCTGATTTATTCATCAGTGTATTCAGAATTTTCTGGCCAGAATATTCATCATCACACACTTCCCATATTGAGTTATGATGAGTTCCTGGTATTTTACGCCAGATAATCCAGACTTCTCCTACATCAGTCTTTTGCATCAGTCACATTCCTTAGCATCCCAAATCTGTTTCAACGCTCTCTTTTCATCTGCGTCCATTTCACCTACTGGAAAACCTAGAGTTTTTATGTCTTTGTCGTCCAGCAGTTCGTAATACTCTTCTTCCATTTCTACCCACTCTGCCTCGGTCATACTGTGTAAAGGGGTAGCTTCATCATCCTTTTTCTTTTTGCCCCATAAGCCTGTCTGTTTATCATGCTCATATTCACCACTTACTTGCTGCCATTGCTGCTGAGCATAATTGCCACAATACGTTACTACTGCTTGAGGGGCTTCTTTAGTAACTTTAGCTGCTACTTCTGCACCCATTTCTTCTCCTGCTTCAATGTCGAGCCAATTGATTCTTACCTCAATATCTCCGACAACCATTACAGGAATTTTGGTCATAAGTTTAGCTTTCAAATCTCCCTTGCGGTTGATTACTAAAGCCACGACATATTCCCCGGACCACTCTCGCATCGTTGTATCATCAGTCGTAGAGTGTCCTGCACCCATTGTGTGATGAGAATGCCACCAAAGTTGCAGCTTACACGCTTTTTCAATCTCATTACTGAGAATCAATTTTTCATAGGTAGAATCGTCTTTAGAAAGCAGGCATTCGGTGCCATGCACTTTCTGCTTTTCAAGAAATACTTCGGTCACATAGATATCATTAGGCTCTGGACAATTGAATTCCAGAGTACCTACACCACCAACTTCTGCATCAACTGTCCATGCATAAAACATTAGCTCTGCATAAATCTTAGGAGGAATCCACAAAGTTGTTTGGGCAATAGCTGTCATTATCATCGTCCTTCCAATACTGTTCTAAGTAGTTCATATATGTCAGGTTCCATTGCTTCATGCAGTGGCAATTCTTCCTCTTGAGTAGGAATAGGGTCTTCGTTCATGTTATGTCCACAGTCTGTATTTTGGCAAGTGAGACAACGTTCATCATCTTCATCAAGAAGTGAATCATCATCAGGACAACGTTCACACTCACAGCATGGGCTGTAGTTAGTGTTTGTCAATTCTTCGCAGTTTTCACACCGCTCACAACCACAATCCCTAATCAATTCTTGACAAGAAGCACATCGTTCACACCCACAACCATCTTCTACCAATTCACCGCAGGAATAGCAAATCCAACACTCACAGTTATCTGTGAATTCCTGGCAATACTGGCAACGGTCACATTCACATTCGTCCAATGGCAACTCACAACTAGAACAATAGTTGTTGCTACTCATGTGTTCGTGATAGATATCGTAATAGTACGAATCCCATTTGCCTTCTAGTTTATGAAGAAGTCCACGCATCTTCATATCTTCAAAGACAAATTTGGCATCCCAATAGATTAGCCTACGTCCCCATTCATCTTCCGGGTTATAGCTAGACAAGAATTCATGCAACAATTGCATACCAATGTAGAATTCTCCTGTTTCAAACCGGAAGAATACATCAGTGTAGTTACCAAAACAGATATCTCCATCCTGATAAATATGCGGGTGTGCAAGACTCTCATGAGGATTGTCTACGTTTCTAATCTTGAGGCTCTTATCAACCATTGAGTACTTGATTTCGTACCCACCAAGAGTAGGCCCACTATCAATCTGTATAGGTTCTGTATAAAAGCAGATTCCACCACCTTTAAACTCAAAGTCTTTTATGTAGGGAAGAGTCTTGAGATTCTTCAGTTCTCTCTCAAAGTTTTTACTGGAAGCTCTACGAGCAAGCTCTTTATGCTTCACAATAATCTGCTCTTCTAACAGGCTCTCTTTTACCTTGTAGTTAGTGATTTCCTTGATATATGCGTCGATATTACGTCGCATTTCGCCCTTATTGTTCTCTAATGATTCTATCTCCTGCCTAATTGCAGATTGATTCTGGAAAGAAAACATTTTTACCTGCAAAGAGAGCGGAATTACTACTTGCTCAGATTCAATCTTTAGTTGAGCAAGCGGAGTCCAAAGCAAATGAAATATAATTCTCTTCCATATAGTCGGCTCAGCAAGTAAATCAAAGATAGTCTTCTGTTTTGAAATAGTTTGAGTCGGATAGAATTTATTAGAACACATCTGCACAGTATTCCCTAAGCCTCGTTTATTCTCATAAACCAAAGCAAATGGAAGCGTAAGATAATCCCCGGAATGGTCCTGTGCTTCGTATAAGAATGCAGGATTATACTGAGATTGGTTATACGCCAATACTGCGGCTTTGTTAAAAGCCAGAATTTGAGGACCAGCACTAATATGCGGTTTCCCTTGATTATACCATATCCCATACGGAGTGAGCATAACTGTAGGAGTATATCGAGCAAAATTGCAGTCCTTCGGATTGAATTCTAACACAAACGGTAGAAGAAAATCAAACTGATTTACAGTTTCATTTACTTTATTTCTCCACGCTATTTCTTGTGTTACGCTTGTGTTAGTTGAATCCCCAGCATTTACCAGCACTTTTTGTTCATACGCGAAGTAGCTATCTTGCTCTTCTTTTATGGTATGAAGTACTGTAAGGTGAGGGAATTTTGTGGCTAGATATTCGTCCACAAATTCTTTTGTGAGCGGCGGGTACTCTGAATAATGTACCCATGAATAGACTCCGCGCGACGTTAAATCTTCATAGTAATAGCTACTATGTGGTGCGCGTATATCTAGGGCAAACTCATTAATTTCATTAACGAATTTGTTAGCATCAGACTTAGGAAGAATGATGTTCATTTAGTCTCCTTTCAGCTAGGGATAACACTAAAATAGGGAATGGGGATATTGCTACCCCCATTCCCATCAATTAGTCTTTCACCTATTGACTAGGCGATACCACCCTTGACATCTTTTGTGCCAATGATAGTAGTGGGAGTGCCGTCTTCATTAGCTTCGATTTCATCTTCGTCGCTAACTTTGTTGGCACCGATTTTGATATCAAGACCGCGAAGGGTAGTCTGCATTGCACGCAGTTCACCAATCGTAGTACCTTCATCAACTTCGAATTCCAAAACGCATCCAGAACCCTGGACAGCAAGACGAACGTTAACAGTTCCAGTTTCCATTTGAATTCTCCTTTTGAGAATATGAGAAGCATTTATGAACATAATTGAGAAACGCGATGCACTTACGAACCCATTTTTCTAATGGGCGGGCTTCTTCCCGTCATTAGATGTTCTCCCTTCTACTAGCTAGTAGATAACTTTATCCTTCTTTGGGTTAAAAGATTGCCAATTACCCATTGAAGTTTTTATTACGTAACCCCCACTTCGAGAGTTACTAATGAGAATCTTTTCTGTTGGAAAAGACTTTTCTAGCTCTGCCGTAGTGTATACTTGACCACCATTGAAATGCATACCCGTATGTCCAAATTCTCTTCCTACAAGGTCGCCAGTTGCACCTTCAATAACTTCCTTAGTATACAATATGTATGCAAAACTGTTTTTAGGAAATGTAATAGGTGGCTCGTTTGATTCTAGTTCTCGGCTTGAATCTTCTGTGAAGAAAATACCAGGATAATAGAACCGGACAAAACTTTTAATCACTTGACTCTCTCCAACTCATTTTGATTGAAGACTTCATACAAGTCCCCAAACCAAACACCAACATCAAGTTGGTCATATGGCTGTATTTCAGCGACTTCACCTATCATATCTTGAGTCAACCAAGAAGGCATAGGTTCACCTGAAACTTTACCATTCCATTTTACTTTGTCACCAGCTTCAATCATTGTTAATCCTTAAGAAGAGCAGCAATAACAATTATAATTGCAACGAGTAGCAAAATTGCAATTACAAAAGCTGCACTAATCCAAAGAGGACTAAGTACCCACCACCAACTCCAATCAATAGTGTGTGTTAGTTTCAACACAACAAACACAATCGTTAGAATCCAGGCAATAGGAAACGATGCTACGCTACTTGTACCTGCATTACTTGTACTACTCATTTAAACTTCTCCTTCTTCAATGTATAATATAGCTGCGTTGATGTGTCCCCTAGCATTTTCTAATTCATTTATTGCTTCATACGGAAGGTCTTTTTCATCCATCGTATCAATATAATTCGTTAGAGTACTATGGATAACTTCTAGACGCAACACAAAAAGGGTAGATAACTCATTCATTATCTACCCTTTTCTGTGCGCCAGAGTCGTAGCCTTTGATACGACTTTTCTCATCAAGGTGATTACCTACACCTTCAGAGACAGTTTTGATTCTATCAGCAGACCATTTCAGATGCCTACCAATTTGTTCGGTAAGTTCTTTACCGATTAGCTCATGACCAACGTAAATCTTCTGCTCTTCATTCTTCTGAAATGCAGCATAAGGTTTACCTACATCGTGAAATAGACCAATCCATGCCAGTTCAACATCATCTTTAGGTACTGCCTGAACAACTCGGCAAGTATGTTCCCAAAGAGTGAAATCATGATATGGAGTCTGTTGGTCATAATTGTATTGCAGAGCAAGTTCGGGAATCATGTAATTTAGCAGCCTAGTTTCCATAAGAATATAGAGTGCTTGCATTACATTTGGACCTACAAGTAGTTTATCAAGTTCTTGCATCCAACGTTCTTTGCTCACTTTAAGAATTGCAGGACTTGCATCCCTCATTCTTTTCATAGTAATTTCTTCAATTGGGAAACCAAGAGCAGAATTAAACCTTGCTGCTCTAAGCATACGTTGTGGGTCTTCCCTAAAACGCTGTTTTGCACTACCTACCGCGCGAATAATACCACTTTCGATATCACCCATACCATTGAACGGGTCAATAATATGAATACGACCTTTTTTCAGTCGTACCGCAATAGCATTAATGGTAAAATCTCGACGCATTAGGTCTTCATGTAGATTCCTAACAAATTCCACTTTAGGTTTTCTACTTTTACCATCATATTCTTCTGTGCGGAAAGTGGTAATTTCAACTTTCTCATAGCGGTCACTTGTAGGCAGGTATATTTTAGTTGCTACCGTACCAAACCGCTTACCAGTTTCCCATATCTTGCGCCCTGGATTTTTTATTTCCAGTTGTGCAATGATTTCATCTGGAGTGGCAGGAGTAGTTAGGTCTATATCATCAGACTCCCTATCCATTAGCCAATCCCTTACCATGCCACCAACACCATAAACCGGAATTGGGTCCATGATTTCAGTGACCACTTCCATCACTTCTTCAATCATTTAATCACCTAGACCATACTAATGAAAATAGTCAACACAGTTGCTCGATTGGGCAAACTTTTTACCCACACATCAGCAATTTTATCCGACTCTACTTGTCCTACTAGAGTACGAATTTCTCCACCTTGAGTTTTGTATGTTATGAAATACTTACACATTCTTTTTCCTTCACATGACGACGATGGTGTCTTCACCAAAGATTTCGTCAAACGATTTTTGCAAAGATTCCTTAACACTGTCCCTCACTTGTTCAATGATTCTATCGAATTTACTCCAACGCTCAGTCGATGATGCAACATCATCAAACATATCTTCGCGCAAGAGAATCTCATAGATATACTCATCAATATGAGAGAAAGCTTTTACTCCTTCTTGCTGTTTCTTTCTCTTCTTAGTCATTTATACACCCCCTTTCATTAAGTTAGTGGAGGCGCTCGGAATTGAACCGAGGTCCAAACAATGCCTTTCGGTTTATTGTTTGTCGAAACCAACCCGCCCCCATTAGACCCCGATAATTGACGCACTACCCCCTACACTATAAGAGGATAGACGGGTTAACGACCTTTTTGGGTTATTGCCGTGAGAAAAGCCTAGCGTCATGGCGGTGGTTAGACCCTCTATAATCTAACTCGTTACACGCTAGGCTTAGGCAGAGAGTACAGGACTTGAACCCGTACTAAAAGGTTTGGAAGCTTTTGTGCTACCTTTACACCAACTCTCTGCAAACTATTACAAGTCAATGCCCATATCGACACCAACTAGTTTTCGCTTATACCACTCTGGAAGTCCATTAGTTACTCCGCGAGATATATCCTTCCAAAAGTGCTTAAATAGAATCTCTTTGATGTATTCTATTTCTTCGTCAAGGATATCCTGATTCACCGCTTTTAATAGCGGGCCGATATCCTGTGGAGCCTCTTGTAATTCCCCGTTCTCTTTCAGGTGGGCAATAGCCTTGTTCCACCTTGCTTCTGTCCTAAGATACCCCACAAGCTCTTTAACAACGTCCTGGCGGCTAGGGTTAGCTTCACCCCACGCTTGTTTGTGTACTTCTCGGAAATCATCTGCCACAATTTTAGCCTTCAGGAATTTACCCATACCATCGGACAAATTGTAGTTCTTGATTACTATTCCTTCTATGAAATCTCCGCCTAAAATTGGCTTCTTCTCAGTCAAGAACGGTAGCAAACTCTCTACACTATCTACTTTACCCACAAAGTAGGTTGGTACACATTCCAAGCCTAAACGTTCGGCTTCTTCGGCTACTATATCAGATGGAAAATAGTTATCTGGATGGGTTGCATCTTCCATATCAAATAGAATGATATGTCGGGCTGGCACTCGTTCATACTTTAAAGCATTGTGCTTTGGTTTCTGTAGATACTCACCACGATAGATTACATTAGGGATAAGCATATCTTTGATTTCTTCGATAGCTTTAACACCTGCCGCAAACATATCATTAGGGGCATAGCACATTATCTGCTGGTTATGGCTACGAAAGCAAAGTTCGCCTTCAATAAAGCCGAAAGAAATCTGACTTCCATCTACTTTTTCTTGCACAGTAACAGGACCATTAAACACTTCCATAACGTATTTAACGCCATTGTTGTAGACTTTGCCGTAGTCATGTATATGAAATGCCATTTACCCTTCCTTTTTCATTATAATACAAGTACAGGCGGGGGGATTTGAACCCCCAACTTGCTGATTAAAAGTCAGCTACTCTAGCCAATTGAGTTACACCTGCGAGAAAACTAGATAGACAGAATCAAGTAAATGAAAATCGGCATTGTCAAAGCATAGGCCAGAATTTTTACACCACCCGATATCTTCGTATCTATTGCCATTACTAGATATTGAAGTACCATTATTACAATTGAAACCCAAAGCAAAATGTTCATTTTGGAAACTCTTTTCTTTCTAGAAAATCTGCATAATCTCCTGCTTCCCAAAGATTTTTGAAGCAAGCAATCTTAGTTATCATGATACCATCTAGTTTGAAAACTGTATAGGGATACAACTTCATAGTATCATCATCTTGCCATACAAAGTAGTGAGTTCTCATACAGTTATCTTCTGCATTTCGATTTCACCGCAGACAGAACATTTTCTCTCTTGAAGAACAAAAATACCCTCTCTATAGAAAGCACCCGTATAGAGATTGGTTCTGCCCCTATCTCCACGAGAAAATTCCATCCATTTGCCCCATTTATGGTCGCCTGTAAAACCAGTGTCTCCCCATTCTAAACAGCTATTTGGTAGACAATTAGTAATAGGCTCTTTCTTTGACTTGTCCTTCTTAGACAACATCATTCTTCCTTTTCAGGGTGGTCTTTATTGATTTGTTCTAAAGCTGCTTTCAAATCATAAAGACACTCACCTAATAGACCTTGACAAAGACCGTGAAGGTAGGGATACTTATACTCATTAGTCTCCATACCTTGTTCTTCTTTGAACACTTCCCACAATTCCTCGGCTCTTGCATCACGATTCTCTACGCGATAGATAGTGTGTGCAAGACTGTCTTGAATGAAAAGTTTCATTTGTACTTCTTCATCAACCCTTCTAAAAAGCCTAGAACATTAGCTGCATAAAAAGCACCAACTGTTAGCAACATTACTCCATAAGAAGCATGAAGGCTACGTTGTATTAATATCACAATCAGCACAAACACAAACAGTCCGATGTTAAATCCCCATGTTTTCATTTTCTTTTCCTCATTCCCCAAAGGATTCCAAAGTAAAAAGTGGCTGTTCCACAAAAAACTCCTACTAGAAAACCCATACAAACACCAGTCCAAAACATCAGTCAAACTCTCCCTTAACTATTGCTTTATACCACCAAATGCAGTACAGACTAGTATACGTTAGAAAGAACAGCCCAGCAAACCAGAATTCAAACGTTTCTTGGTTCATTCCTCATCATCCTCTGCATAAACGAGAGTTTCTATTTTATTAGCAATAGAATCTGCACAAAAATACCAGCCTACATCATCGCCACCGTTTGCTACCCACATTTCTGCTATGTGGGTAGTTAATTCGTCGTCTGTCATTGATGTAGTTTCCTTTTTCTCTTCTGGATATGTAGCTTTCCAATTTCCTTTTCCAAGCAATTCATCCAGAAATTCAGGGTCAAATTCTCTTCCACCAGGACCATATTTTCTAGGACCGAACATTGCCACTATTTCTCCTTTATTTGTTTGGTAGAACGCCGAGGAATCAAACCTCGATTCTAGGCATATAAGACCTTTGCACTATCATTGTACTAGCGTTCAGGTCGTAGGAGTTGGATTTGAACCAACTATCTTCTGTGTATCAGACAGATGCTTATCCCGTTTAAGCTTCCCTACGAAATTAGGTGCTGAGTGATGGACTTGAACCACCAATGTCTAAATACATCCTACGGATTTACAGTCCGGGGCACTACCATTATGCGAACTCAGCATGATACTAGTTTTCGTTATCCTCTGCTATCAAACTAGCAAACTTTGCAGAGGTTAGAACACTTGAAAAGCTACTCTAGCATAAATCACAATTAATGCAAGAGCAATTATCCACACACTTATTCGTGCTAGTCTACTAGTCTTAGCAAAAACTACTAATATTCCAGCAAGAATTAATTGAGCAGTTTTAATCGCCCAATACATTGAACCATGCTGCAAAGCCCAAAGCATTACTCCATTTTCTTCTTTAATCATTCCTGATTTCCAGAAGATGTACGTGAACAATGTATCAAAGATTATCATTATAATCAAGATACCAGCAGCAATTTTGTCTGCCCTTTTCATTTTGGGCGATACTTAGTCCGAAGTTTAGGCTTCAAACCAGCAGTAACCAAAAGCGAATAGGCTTCACCGTATAGAGTTTCATATCGGTGAAACTGCTTTCCATCTTGAGCGCCGTGATTGTGCAACTCTTTACGAGCAGCTTCAAAGTTACTGAGAAGGCGTTCGTCCTGTTCGGTCATTTTCCCTTTCCTTTTTATCTTCTATCACTTTTTCAAGAGCAGATTTCCGAAACACTGCTTCGGTGTAGATATGTCTTTCTCTACCTCTTTCGATTCGGTCAAAGAATGCTCTACGTTCTCTTGAGGATAGTATAAGATTACTCATCGCCATACCAGTATTCAAAAAACGCATCCCAATATCGAATCTCAATTGCTTGTTCTTGAGTAAAGCCAAGTTTCATCAACTTTCTAACTTCACGTTCTTGCTTTTCAGGAAAAGGTATTAGCTCTCCCATAAATCATCATCTGCTTCCATTGCAACAATTCGATGTTCGCAGTAATCTACTCCATCTTCTTCATTAAAGCAAACAGAGCAATTGGCTTTGCGGCAGGTAATGTCTTCACAATTTCTACAAACACAATATTCACACTTTTCTTCGTCCATTAAATTACCTCAAATTCATTTTCCGCGAGAAGAATAACATCTTGACGATTACCTTCAATACGGTTAATCTTATAGATGTATGGTGTTCCTCTCTCTGGTTCAATGCCCATAATTGTTCCAATTCTTCCTAAATAACAGGAAAAATCCTTATGTCTGCAAGTTATAAGAACCTTATCTCCTATATTCATTACCCCCCTTTTCAAATTGGACAGAAAATAGCATTATGAGATAGCGTCAAATAGTTTCAATAGTAGGAAGACTAACAAGACACAATCCAGAGTTAATTATGCTCTCTAGTCCGTGCGGCTATACTATTGATTCCCGCATACTATCTCTCGCGGTTCAAACTATCTTGCCTGCCAGAATAGCAC